GATGACCCAGTTTGGGGAACAACCTATTTACGGAGCAAAGAACCCTTTCGACTGGATGGAGAACATCTCGTTGGAAGGGAAGACCAATTTCTTTGAGAAAAGGGTCGGGGACTATTCAAAGCACATCGTGGCCGAGGGAGACGGGGTCAGGTTCGATGAAGACTTCTAGCATGAACATTTGGACAGACCACTCCAAAAATTTTTTACACACGAATTTTTCACATACTGACAATCGGCGTCACTAGAACAACTTTTTCCTTTATTACAACTCGACGCGTATGACTTTTTAGACTGCACAAGGTACAGAAGTATAGCCAAGAGTATAAATATGGTGATTGTTTTCATTAATATTAGTCAATAGATTATTCATCCGCGCCCCCTGCGTTGTAGGACCAAGAGCCACCGAGTTGCGGGCCACGGTGGACCTCCGTCTTGGTGTCGAACGGGTGCAGGTCACCATACTTGGACACGCGGCCAAGCAGGCGGAAAACGAGCCCAAGCACGATCAAAAACACGAAACCGTGCAGGAGCAGGCCCCCCATCTTGGGGAGGCCCTCGGGGGAGGCAATCCAGCGACCCATGAGGCCAGATGTAGCCTTGTAGGTCGATGGACTGGAGATGGCGGCGAAAGTCAGAATAACAATAAGAGAATCCATTTATACTTGGCAACATATTTACTTGAAGCACGAGCCCATGGAGGTCTGGCATGTATTGGGATGTTTGGATGCATCCGGGCAGGCGAACTGACCCGTGGGGCACGACACGAGTCCGCTCGACCGGCCAATAAGGCGCATCAGCACCGTCACGAGCACAATGAAGACGATGGCATGGAGGATAAGGCCGCCCATCTTGGGCAGGCCTTCAGCATCCGCAACCCACTTGCCAAGGAGACCGGCGGTCGCCTTGTAGGTGGCGGGGCTGGACACGGCGATGAACGCAAGGGCCGGGATGACCTTGTATTTCAGAGACATCTTATAATTTGCATATAAAATATTTTAAGCGACGCAGATTCCGTTGTTCACACCCGTGAACCCCTTGGCCTGGCACTGTGCCAATGTGTTGGTTCCCGGGACGGCCGCTCCACTCGACCGGCCAATCAGGGTGCGAAGAAGGGCCAAGACGAAGAGGAAAACCACGGCGTGCAGGAACAGCCCACCCATCTTGGGCAGGCCGTCAGCACTGGCGACCCACGAGCCCAGGAGTTTGGAGGTCGCCTTGTAGGTGGCGGGACTGGACACGGCAACATAGGCCAGAATAGGGACGATAGAGGTTGCCATTATTAATACGTGCGAAAAAGTTCAAGGGCAGGTGGATCCGGACGTGTTGCAGGTCTCGGTAAAGCGGCACCAGTAGGTCTTGTCCGGGCAGTCGTGGTATCCGCTCGTCTTGCCAACCAGGCGCATCAGAACCGTCGCGAGCAGAACGAAGACGATGGCATGGAGGATAAGGCCGCTCATCTTGGGCAGGCCGTCAGCACTGGCGACCCACGAGCCCAGGAGTCCAGCGGTCGCCTTGTAGGTGGCGGGGCTGGACACGGCAATGAACGCAAGGGCCGGGATGACCTGAAACTTCAGAGACATTTACTAATAGTTGGTATTTTAATCATCGCTGCACGAATCCTCATCGAAGGCCCCGCCCTCGACGGCATATCCTGACTTGCGGCCGTAGACCGCCTTCCACAGGAAGTGGCACAGGATCACGAAGACCAGGGCGTGCAGGAGCACACCTGCCTGAGTGGGCAGGCCCTCGGCATCGGCCACCCACTTTCCGGCCAGGCTGCGCACCGCCTTGAAGGTCTCGGGGTTAGCAACAAGGAAGAAAACGATGAAGGGAACAATCTTTTTCTTGTAATCGAGGTCCATCATTGGTACTATTTAATTAGATTTTATCTGGACGTGCTTTCCAGTAGTCTTCACCGTAACTTACAAATATTTCGTCACCGTCGTTTATGGGTTTTATTGCTTTCACGATGAGTTCATCTTCTCCCTGAAAATGCCATTCTGCGTTGTTTTTATCCGAGTGGTTGTAAATGGAAGCATATCCGAGCATGATGGCATACCGACCGTCATCCCTCCGTATGTCATAGTCTCGTATATTGGATACAGGTGAGAGTTCATCTCGAGACTGGAAGTTTATAAGAGGGGCGACCTCTACAGTATCCCCTGGTTCAAAGGAGGTGCATGCAAATATCCCCCGGCCGTGAACAGGAGATTTCCTCAACTCAATTGATCTTCCTGATCTTCTGACGAGCACTAGAATCAGGAGGAGCAAAAGTATTATTACTCCTATGAGTATTACACGCATCTATTATTACGCTGTTATTTTTGTAAGGGCGGCTCCAAGGCGGTTCTTGGTAGTCTGATTCTGGGAGGCGTTTATCTTAGCCCGGAGGGCAGCGGTCAGGGCGTTGCGTTTCGCAGAGTTGGCAATCACGTTTGCTTTATTAGCAGAGGCGATCAAGTTGGTGTTGCTCATGCCCGCAAAGACATTGGTCAGGTTCTGCGTCGCGGCACCCCCTCCCGCCTTGACGTTGAGTCTGGCGATGGCATTCTTCAGATTCTTGTTATTGTTGGCTATGCCAGCCGCCGCTGCCGCGGCCCTCAGGTTCATCTCGAGTTGGACGGCCATGTTCGGGGTGGCGGCATTCACGAGGAGGAGGGCGTTCTTGTAGGCCCGCTGTTTAGCAGCGGCGTTCCGGGCGGCGTTCCGCTCCTTTTTCCATGCGGTATATTTGTTGAAAGTTCCGGCTTTCAGGGAGGTGCCCAGTGCAGAGGCGCTGTTGCCCAGGGTCGAACGGAACCCACGGAGGCGGTTGCCAATAGTGGGCTTGGGCGCCGGAGCGGGACCCTCGACGGGTGCTGGACCCGCCGCTTTGGCATTCTCACGGATAGCCGCATTCAGGACATTCAGGAATTCTTTCTGTGCCGGGTTGTTGTTCGCTTTGGCTCTCAACAGTCGCTTGCGCAGTTCACGCCGACCATTAGGGCTCATTGTGCCTATATTGTTTTTAGTTAGTGTGTTGTTTGCAATTTTGGTACTCGCCTTGTTCGCGTTTCTCTTCGTTTTCACCTGGTTCAAAAGTGCCTTTTTGTTGGCCGCCAGGTTAGATATGTTAGCAGCCACTTTGAGGTTGCGGTTCACGTTTCTTCCCGGAGGATAGTTGTTAATACCTTGGATGGTATTCAGATAAGTTTTCAATTGAGCCTTGTTATCATTGGTGACTGTTGCAGCCAGTTTATTTGCAAGGAGAGCATTGGCATTCTCAACCTCCTTGCGCAGGGCGTTGATGGCGTTTGCAGCCTGAGTCTCAGAGGGCGGTGCCGCCGGGCCCGTGAACCGCCCCTTGAAAGCCCTAAGTCTATTTCCAAAAGATGGCTTGGTGGCCGCTGCCGCAGTGACAGCCGCCGCCGCAGTGCCCTGAGAGACCTTCAGTTTGTACAGGGCAACATGCTTGGCCAGATTCTTCCCGGCATTTGAGCCGGACAGAGAGTTGGCGTACGAATTGGCATTTTTAGCAAGGTTAGACCCCGTGTTCACGGTGGCCAAAAACGCGTCAATTGACCTGGAAAGATTATTTGTATTTGCCGCCTGACCAGAGGCCTTAAGGCTGGACATCCAGGCTCCCATTACTGTTTGTGTGGAAAAAAAGTTGGGGCTTGAACTGACTTAGAGACCAGGGACCCTAGTATAGTAGAAAGCAGAAATGGCCCTCCGCATGATTACCTCCTTCAACGCCTCCGAGATTGTTTCCTCCGGTGTGACTTCCAACAAGTATGGTGGCAAGGCCATCTACCTGAATGGTCAGAATAAGTCGCGTCTTATGTTCCAACTTCCTCCTCTGAAGGCTATTGTGGGCGTCAAGGAGAGTGACAAGGCCCCTGGGACTTTCACCATGCCCCTGAGCCTTGATAACGAGGCTGTCCAGAACGTGTTCAAGAGTATTGACAACTTTGCTCTTGAGTTGATCGCTGCCAACTCCCAGGACTTTCTGGGCAAGAAGATGACTCGTGAGGTTATCGAGGCTGGTGACTCCTGGAAGCCCCTTGTCAAGCCTTCCAAGAAGGAGGGCTACCCGCCTCTGCTGAACCTGAAGCCGTGGTACGAGAGCAAGGGCGGTCCTCTGAAGACGGAGGCTTACACTGCTGACCGCCAGCCCACTGACCTGTTCAGCCTGGACAAGGGTCAGCGCGTCAGTGTCATCGTCGAGATTTCGCAGATCTGGAAGTCTCCTCTGGGCTTTGGTGTGTCTATCCGCCTGCACAAGGTGATGTTCGCCCCGACGACCAAGTTGACTGGGTGCGCCTTCCTGCCGGAGGCTGACGCCCCGGTTGTCGAGTCTGACAACGCTGACGAGGAGGATGAGGAGGTCGAGGAGTACGAGGATGACGAGTAATTTTTTCGCATGTAGTAGTAGATGGTAACTGCAAATTGGGCCAGAAACAAGAAATTCCAGTTAACCCAAAATGCCCAAGGAAAACGCCAGGTGTACCATAGATCCCCAAACGGTAGAAAAAAAGTTATAAATATCCCTAGTAATGTCCCATTCACAAAAACAGCCGTTAGAAACTGGCTGATGACAAAATATAAAAGTCCTAAAAAACTGCCCTTTATGCTTCTGAACGCCTTTGCTCCCATGAACACCCATAACTGGAGAAAACCCCTCAATTGTACAATAGCATCCCGTCTTTATCACCAAGCAACTAACAATGGCAGAGGGCACTATCAGGTGCTTGGATTGAACAACTCGAAAAACAACCTGCGACTCGTCCCCATGAAGGCCCTCAAAGTGAAGAGAGGTCCCATAAAAGTTGACGCGGGTAGACAAGGTGCGGTGTTTTTGGCATCTACGGTGACTGACGGAAGTATTCCTTTCGTGATCAAGGTCATGCCTCACGACAACAGGTACAAAGGCCGCCGGCAAACAGCCTCTGTCGAGTACGAAATACTCGAGAAACTTTATAAGGTTATTCCCGATCACATACCCAAACCTCTGGGTTCCTTTAAATGCATCAACTTCGTCCCTGAAAGCACGTGGCCCGCAAGTGAAAGGGACCCTGAAAAGGACTATACCAAGCAAAACATCATATGCATGAGTTACATTTCTAATGGTACGTTAGACAGGTTCCTTGACACCCTTGCAGCGAGCCCAAGGAAGAGGCTCGATGATGATGTGATGAAGTCCTTTATCCAACAGATAATAAGTGCGCTCGAAAAGATCCATGGAGTTTACCCTGACTTTAGGCACGGGGACCTCCATCTCGGGAATATTCTTGTTCAGCCCCGTGATGAGGTGAACTACCCCTTTGCTAGATACAAGTGGGTAACACCCAGACTTTACATCACAGATTTTGGGTTCTCGCGCATGACGAAAAACCCCGCAAATGCCGCTTCAAATAATAAAAACTACGACCCCAAGTGGGGCCTCGGTCCGAATATGGATGTCATGTATGATTCGCACCTTTTCCTTTCGCAACTCAGACTTTGGTGTGTGCGTCACATGGATGCAGGTAAGGACAAATTTGTAAAGACAATTGATTTTCTGAATAGAGTCGTTCCCATGGGGTACAGGGGCGAGACGAATACGTACACAAGCGAGTTTAGACTTAAAACTGGGACGAAATATCCTTTGAGTTTCCGTGATATCCTTGGCGATCCGTACTTCAAGGGGCGCAAGGTGAGCCCTGCAATCGTCATCCCTCCGAAGAAGCCCTCACCCCGAAAGAACCTCACAAACGAGGAATTGCTCAAGACATCTGCACGATCATTCCTCAAACTCACCCCTACACAGCGCAAGAGACTGATAAACCTGAGAAAGAAGGCCCCCAAAAAGAGCCCTGCGCGCCTCGTCATCCCCAAGACCAAGCCGAAAACCCCCAGCCCCGTGAAACAGAGGACCCCCAGCCCCCGGGTGCGTGTGTCCCCCAAGTTCCTCCGGGGAGCCAAGTTCAACAAACTCGTCGTGTCATTCCTCAATTACAAACCCGTTTACACTGTTCTTCCTCAATCGGGGAGGTTGAAGAGCCCGAGTCCGTCTCAGTACTACGCAGCACTGAATGTCGCTCGAAACAAGGCCATAAAACACCTCGAGACGAGAATAAAAGCAGGGAAGCCGCCGTTCACACCGAGCCCACCACCCAAGCCCGCCAACAGGCCTCATAGCACGGCTTACTATCGATTCGAAGTGGCCAAAACACCCAAAACCGGGCGCGTCAAGATTACGGGTCCTTCAGGCCGACTCGTGTACGCAGAAAGTCTCAAACTCGAATACCTCCAGGCGGTGGCGAGACGGCGGGGAGTGGCCTTCGCCGGAATGACAAAGGCCGAAATAGCCCGTGCCCTATTTTCTTCGAAATGAGTAAATGTCGAGACGAAAGATTGCGATCGCCGTTTTGATAGTTTTTATAATTGCCCTTCTGTGGCGGCGGATGAGCACCTATTCTCTTCAGCCGGCTGACAAGGGCTCCATCATCGTCTACGGGTCCAAGACGTGTCCGTGGTGTGTCAAGCAGGAAAAGTACTTGACAGATAACGGTATTCCTTATACGTTTGTTGACTGTCGCACGGGTGACTGCCCTGAGTTTGTTCAGGGCTTCCCTACACTAGTTGTGAACGGTGACATCAAGACTGGTTATACTGAGGTTTAAAGGCGGAACAGAGAGATACCCAGGGCCAGCAGGAAGGTCTGCGTCAGGGAGTCCACGGGCTTCAGGATGGAGATGTGCTTGACCAGGGTGCCGTTCCACAGGAACCGCAGAACGACGGTCATGATCAGGACCCACAGAACAAACACAATAAGGTTAGAGATCATCTCACGGCGGGTGGTGGAAGACAGGATATCCTTCATTTAATACAAGTCAAGAAATTAGTTTCTGTTATTATTGTTGCCAGTCTGGGCGATGCCCGGCCTGATGCCCCATGCCGAGCAGAACTTGCTATAATGGAAGCCTGGCTGATAGTTGAGATTCGCCTTGCGAGGATCAACTATAGTCTTTCCTGAGGCATCAACCAGGAGTGGCCCGCCGGCCCATCCCTGCTTGTGTGCCCACAGGTTCACAGGGAACTTGATCACGAGTCCAATAGGAAGACGGCCTCCCGCCGGCGCCTTCTTCTTGGCCTTCTCATTCTCCTTGTTCAGGATTGTTAAATTCGAATTGGAAATTCGTCCGTTATTCGGAGACATGGCCTTGACGGGACTAGCAACAGCCGTGGCAATCACGGATGGTTTCACGTGAAAGAATTTAGCAAGTCCGTTTACTGTGTCACCGGGGCGGACCCTGTAGCGCACGGCCCTGACCTGTTTCAGGAAATGAAAATCACCGGTACCATTTCCAAAGTCGTTTGTGGGGGCCACGAAGCACATCACCTTGTAGAAGCCCGGCTTGCAAGGGGCGGATGGGTTCTTCATGAGGTACACGTTCCCGGGGTTGTCCCGGATGATGCGTTGGGCTATGCCCTTGCACGTGGTGAACGTCAGGCCCCATGAACTGATGTGTGACCTGTCACCTGGGACGCTCTTTGCCGTTCTATTCTTGGAAAAACTCCCGAATGCATAGTCATAGCAGTTATCATGGACCTTACCTGTAGACCCCCATGGATCATATGAAAATATGGGCTCAAATCCTGAAAGAGGAAGTGGTTTCACAGGGGCCATATCTAATTTTCATCAATATTATTTCTAGGGACCCCCAATTGATCGAGAACTTGCCCAAGATCTTCACCCTGTTCGATATCGAAGTGAAGTTCGGTCATCCACCTCCCTGGCTGGTTCGGTATAAGTTCCCGGAAATCATAGCCAAACCCAGAAACAATATCATTCACATTTGAAGTTTGAAAAGTCTGATTTGTGACGTTCGAGTCCGAGACCCGTTCGATCCTGAGGAGACACCTGTACAGTGGGACGTCGAATGGATGCCTACACATGGGACACGTGGGTATATCCGTCGGACAGGCCCTTTTCCACCTCTCTATACATCTTTCGTGGAACTCGTGGTTGCACGGGAGGGTCCTCTTTGCCCTATCATTGATGACTCCGAGACACAGTGAGCACTGAGTACAACTGTGGATCCAACATGTCTCGTGTCCCATCACGACCTTATTTTTACAGGGTGTCCCGTGGAGGGTCATTGCCCTACACGCCCCTTCCATATATCTATACTGGCTTATATTTCAGCCGCGACGCCGCGCTCGGGCCACCTCGACCTCGAGGGTCCGTATGGCATCTTGGTATCTCTCACGTATATTCTGTTCGACGTTCTTGCGGAACACGACAATAGGGTCACTGTCCTGCTCCGTTCGACACTGAGGGCACTCGATGCTCGTCTCAAACCACTTGATAATACAATTCGGATGAAATATATGTTTACATGAAAGTTTCTTGTCAGTCCTTTTCGTAAGTTCAAGACAAATTGCACATGTGCTGGAAAGGTGGGCACGACAACGGCCCTCCTCCACGGCTGGGTTTTTGCACTTCTTCCCGTTTTGTAAAAGGGCTGAGCAATTCATTCTCTGCTAAATGCATACAAATATCTTTGTGAATATTCTCCACACTCTGATTGGCGTTCACTACGCGAACTTTGCAGGGGAGTGTACGTAAAAGATTCAAATATTCTTCATCAAGTTCTTTCATATATTCGAGGGTCACCTTCGAGTCACCCGCCTGCCCCCTCTGTTGGACGTGCTTATAGGCTATTTCAGGGTCCTTTCTTAGGAATATATACAATGATGGGTACCACGCCATCTCATCATACAATTGCGAATAAGTGGCATCCTCTGTTGAAGTGACCAACCCTTTCTTTTTTAGAACTTGCCAAAATACCCAATATGAACTCTGTAAGGACCTTTCGTAAATAGCAAGTTTATTTGTTTTGATGGGTCTGTGGGTACAAAGGATCCTCATGTGGAGGAGAAAGGCCCACCGGGACGGGTCTGAATAGAATTCTTCCAATGGCCATTTCTCAATTGGTTCCCTCTTTACAAAAAAACCCTTCGCTTCAAGCAAGTCGAGTTGAGTCGTCTTGCCTGCACCGATATTTCCATCGATAACCACCCTAACCATACTTTATATGGCGCTTATGTCTTTTACTGCTTCTCAACAAGGGGAGAATACATTTTGGGGTTGGAGCATGCGGCGTTCTTGAGGGGGAGGGCCAGGCCTTCCGGGCCCTTGGACTGGAGGTACATGCGGTAAGCATAGTTGTCCTGGAAGTTGATACCCTTAGTCATCATGATGGTATCGTTGAGGATACGGGGAGACGTGAACTCAGTGATGCAACGGCCATCAGCCATTCCGATGCGCGTAGACATTTAGGATTACATTGTATTTTTATTTCGTCTGGTCTCTAGAAACTTCACCCACTCGGGGAAGGGGGTCCCCATAAAGGTGTCGAAGGTCTCCGGCTTGGTGCTCGCCTCAACGAGGATGCTCGTGTCTATCTGCTTGTTGATCTCCTCGTATGCCGCTACTATCTCCTCAAGAGTGCGGGCCCCTGTAACGATCACCCGCCCGGACTTGAAGATGGCCGCCGTCACCAACTTGGAGCCCGGCTCTGGATGAAACTTGATCTTCACGGCTGAATACCGACTCGGATCATGTGCCAAACGAAACTTGGGATCCTCTGAGAACTTGCGCATCAATTTCTTTATGTTTATGAGGGCATTCAGCGAAAAGTTGGTGTTTATCATGCAAATATTCGGTGGGCTAATATTTGGCATAGTCTCCAACTCGAGCACCTTGTGAACGAGGAGGCGAACCTGTTTAAGGACCCGGTCACAGTCTATCAACGAAGAGCACCCGGCCACCTGAACAGATCCGTTGGGGAAAATCTTTACAGATTTCGTAGAGTACGAGTCTGTATACGCCACACTGACCTGGTTATAAAAGGGAACCTCACGAATAGCCCACACATTGCCATTCTCAGCCCCCTTCAACCGGATAGTCACTGTTTTCAGTTTCTCCATATTTTCACGGATCTTGTGCACATCAATTTCATTCTCGAATTTAGCCGTGATTGTAATTGTTGTGATGCGCACCCATGACGGGTCGGGACGACCGGGCTTGGATATCAAGCCGTTCCGAACCGTGTTCAACTTGAGAATGTAGTCGAACGTGTCCATACTTTCTTAACTAGGCGCCCGTGTCTTTAAGGGGCTTGTCACACAACCCCCTTTTTTCACTTGTTCCTTCCCAGGGCGTGTTTCTTAAGGGCTCTCACTGTATTATTCTTTGTGTTTCCTATCAGGTTCATTTTAGCAATCTTGGCCAGTTTCTTGGCGGTCAGGGCGTTCAGCAACTGCTGGATAACCTCTGGGCGTGGGATGGCAATCTCCGGCTTCTTCTGCTTCCGGGTCTTGCGAATAGGCGCCCGGCGAGCAGGCGCCCGGCGGGTCGCTGAGCGCTTGGCCGTAGCCGTCTTCCGGGGCTTGGGAGTCTTTATCTTCAACAGGGCACTTGCGGCGTTTGCAGCGTTTTCGGGGGTTCCGAACTGCTTGGCGGCAATCAGGGAGTTGCGGGGAAGGCCCGTCACCTCCTGCGCCTTGTTCACGTTGGGGAACTCGTTGAGAGCAGCGGCAGCCTGTCCGAGTTTCTCGGGTCCTCCGGCTTTGGCGGCGAGGTTAGCAGCGGTGTTCACGCCACCCACCTTGTTTATGGCCCCCCTCTCATTCTCATTCAGTTTGGGCATGACGAAACCGGTAGACATATTAGTTCTGGGTACCTTCAGGTTCATGGGCGGGGGGGAGCCTCCCAGATTCGGGGGTCTGTACGATGGAGGCGACCGAGGCATGTTGGGCATGCGAGGAGGGGGCGCAGGTATGAAAGAGGGGGCCCGAGGAGCGGCGGCACCGAACACCGGGGGCTGATAGGTGTTTCTCGGGGCGGGGTAGGAGGGGGGCCTGTAAGAGGGGGCGGCGCCAGTGACGTACCGAGTTCGCATCTTTTCCAAATAGTTGTTCCTGGCTTTTTTGGTACGCTTTTCCAACTCCGACTTCACGTTGGAGTTGAGGCGCTCACGGGCCTTGCGGACGGCCGTCATGATATTAGCGTCATTTCTGTATTCACGGGCCAGGTTCTCGAGGGCCCGCTTTGCTTCGACGCGGTTGGAAGATCTCCGTGCAAGTTCAACCTCGTCTATTATGCGCTGTCTGACGATGCGACGAGCAGGGTGAGTCGGGTGGATATTTGTCCACAGTTCACGCAGATTGCGCCGCCGGCTTGTGTTGGATCCTCCGTACACCGTGGCATTGCGGATGCGCTGGCGAACCAAGTAGTCTATCCGGTCGTTAATAGCACGTCGGCCGTTGTTATTTGTTGCCTTTTCGCGGAGTCTGAACAGTTCGCGGATGTTCCGAACAGAAGACACATTCGTCCGCATGGCGGGAGGGGCGACCCTGGCGGCGGCTTGCTGGGCTTGGGCCGACGTTCCACCCTGTGCAAGGGTTTGCGTAGCGGTTTCCGCCATTCTCTTCGCCTCTACTGGAGGCACACCATTTTGTTTGGCGGCTTCCTGTGCGGCAGTGTTCGCTTGCCTTTGCGTTCCACCTTGGCTTATAACGCGAGCCGCTGCCTGCACTGCGGCAGCAGCGGCCGGGACTGCTGGTGGCAACGGTGGTGCAGAGGGGACCTGTGGTTCTTGAGGTTGTGGGGGAGGGAGTATCTGCGAGCCCTGTCCAAACACGGGCAAAGGCTGAGCCGCTCGTGCCGGCTGTGGAAAAACAAAATTTCCACCTTCCTCTGTAGGCGGCATTCTAATAGTAGCGGAGGAATTTGTCTTTCTGGCAAAGGCAGGAAGACGGAGAGAGGGCAAAGACGGGAGGCGGACGGTGGGCAAGGACGGGAGGCGGACGGTGGGAAGGGAGGGCAAGGAGGGCCGTCCAGGGAGGGTGAAACGGGGCCCCCTGTTCGGAGTGGTTGCCCGCCGAGTTCTATTTACGAAAAGTTTAAGGATAACCTTTCCTGATTCTGGAACCACTATAGCCGGCTTCCGAGCATTCGGTCTTATAATTGTTTCCCCAGATGGCCCCTGTTTCACTTCAACCGTAGGGGCCCGAGGCTTCTTCTTGATAGCATCGATAATCATGTCAAGAATACTAATTTTCTGTTCAGCCTCGGCGGCTGGTCCCTTGGCCTTTATGGACCGTTTCACTTCATTCAGAATTTCATCCCTGATTCCTGGTTCAATAGTTGCAGCAGCCAAAACCTGATCAAGTTTTGATTCAGGGATGTCTATGGGGGCGCGACCCTTGAGGACGAGGGCATTGCCCTCTATGGCCCATTGCCACCCCCCGTTTGTCACCTGGCTGAACATGATGCCATTTTTCTTGGCGTAATATTTCCCGTTTTTGGCATATAGGGGTACATGGGTCGGCTGGCCCATGAACTTCATCACGGGCCCCTTTGTGTACCCCTCCGGTATCTCTCCCCAATTCAATTCAAAATTAGGAACGGAATTTATAATCAAATTAATGACTACCCGGGCTATCTGGTTCTTATCCATACCCATTTTCTGACCGTTGGAAACTATGGTACGCAGTGTCCGTTTCTTGATTAATTTTAGAATCGAATTGGATGAATTTTTAACCCAGTTGGGATTCCACTGAGGCGGATTCACCGATACAGCCGGCCACGGCTCTTCCGCCTGTGCCAGCAGGGCTGCACCACGTGTCGCCATCTACTATGAGCGAGGAAAAAATATAGTTTATAATTAATAATGTCAACTCGGCCGCAAAGGGCGGTTGTTGGCGCTAAGAGGGCTCTTGATAATTGGTCTACGTGGGGATGGGCACCAAGGGGTCAGATGCAAATTTCAATATTCAGAACAAACAATAAAGGTGCCCGTTTTCCTGTCACTGCAAATGATGCTGAAACTAAGTTGAGGTATGTTCGCCATCTCGAGATGAATAATCAAGCGTACAAAAGTGCTAAAAACAGAATAGAAAAACTGAAAAATACCCTGCCACCGCGTAAAGGGTTTCAAGTGGGTCTCCCTAGGGTGCCGAGTAATGGTTCTAAAAAACAAAAGACTGTCGCCGGTCTACCTTCGGTGAATAGGTATAACACTACAAATAGAGGATATGTACCTCGGTCGAACGCAAACTACAAAAATAACCCTAACGCAAACAAGAATAATGCAGGTAACAAATTTACTTTTGGAAATGGAAATAATGAGAACAATACAACTGGATACGGACCTGGACCAAGGTATAGGTTGGAACCAGTTTTGAAACCAGCAAATAAAGCGTTACTGGAGAAAAAGTCCCTTGCTTTGGCATCCCTCGCTAATCAAATAAATGTGCAGGGCGCCCCTGAATTTCAGCATTTGTTAGGGAAGGCTTTTAAGATGCTCATTCCAGGAACGGCGCAGTCATTTATTGGATCTAAACTAGAAACTGTTGCTTTTGATCTTGCTGGTAAATCAAGTGGAATGCATACAGTGTATTTCACCGATCCCTGGTCGAAGAGGAATGCAGAGGGTCTTCCGTTGGGGCTTGGGAGCCAGATAGTAAACGTTGTAAAGTTATACAAACAGTTTCCCAAAATGGTACAGAGACCAACAATGATTCTTAAATCGAGATTTTCGTTTGCCAAGTCTATAAAAACAAGTGGTGAACTCGAGAGTCCCATGGGGCAAAACGTCTGGTGGCCTATAATCCGTGCCGGATCATATAATCCGTTTTATTATGAATCTGTAAATGGAAGTAAGAAATATGTGGACAAAATTGGTGGACCTGGGTGGCATTACACGCCATTTATGGAATTGAGACAACCCGGAAGAGGGCTTGGTGGCGAACCCCTGTATAAGGGCTATACAGCAGTCGAGCCAGATGTTATTATATATTACCCACCTGAATACCAACTTCCTGGTCACACCGTCGGGCCGAAAGGAGAGTTTAGAATATGTGAACTCAAAGCAGGGCCGGGTGCCAACCACAAGGGTGTACCTGCCGAATCATTCCAACTTATCAAGGCGAAAAGATCTGTTCAGATGGCCTTTGAAAGAGCACTGCGCAGAGAAAATGCTCAAGTGACTACAGTTCCAGATATCTCCCTTTGTTTCATCCCGTGGTTTTACGCTAGGGTGCGTGGTGGTAAAGTTAATTTTGAAAATATTTATAACAGCGGTGCTTATGACAAGAGACCGGGTCACGAAGCGACTCGACAGATAGCACAGTATCTCGGCCCTTCATGGAAGGTCAGTGTGCTCAATACAGAACAAAAGGTAACTGATTTCACAGGTATTAATGCAGCGGTTGCAACTGTCGTTCTTGATGCCTATAGGAAAAAGGACATGCGTGATGTGAAATTACTGCTCCAACATATAAATAAGTACGGTCTAACAGAATCTGGCCGGAATAAGAGTATTATAAACAAGGCTATGAATATGTCAAGAATTGCCCATCCTACACATGGACAGTCTACTCAAGTTATTAGTCAACTTGCACCGGGTTCAAATATACGTAAAACAAAATCAGAGTACATAAGTGGAGGACTTTTCAGAACTCCGAACCAGGCTGATATAACTGTTAAAAAATCCATTGCTCGACTAATATCTTATGGACTACTCCGTGTGACACCCAAAACAGACGGAAATAGTATACTCCCATTTTTGGCAAAACTTCCAGGGTTTCGTGGAACTCATGGATACGCAACTGAATTCAGTAATTCAAATAACAATAATAACCAAACTAGAAAAAGGAGCAGGATTGAGGAAGATAAGAAGGTTGTCATGGCTTTCCTTTCATTTAATAATAACACGAAGAACTTGAAGTTTACACCTAGTTTTATAGGTGAAATGAATAGATACAATTTCACATGGGTTACAAATACCAATAGCCAGAATAGGCAACGTAATATATACAGAGTCATGAAGAATCGCGCAAGTCTACCAAACTTCAACAAGTCCGTTTATACAGAGTTCAAACTTCACGAAAATATGAATAACACACAGATACAGCAGGCGTTTATTAATGCATTTGGTTCTAGAATAGGACAAAGGAGGTACGTCAGAGGAAAGAGTGCTTACGCGAATGCGGCTCGTCAGTCGGGGAACCAAAACGTGAATATGAACACGGGGAACATATTCGGTAGAATTTAAATATTCTTGAAATATAAGAATGTCGGCCAGAACCGCCGAACATTGGCGGCGTTTTCTAGAAGGCCGGGGAAATACGACCCGCAGGGAACTCACAGCGAAGTTCAAGGGAACTGGACACGTTGAGAAAGTTTTAAAGAGGAAATACAGAGCCGAACAAAACAGGCGCAATAAGGCCCTTATGCTCGGGACCGCCCCTCTTGTGTATGTGAATTCTAATTATGTGAATCCTGTTACTCTCAACATGCCGCCCCTTGGTGTGGTGGTATATCGCCTAAAAAACAGAACAACTGGACGTAATAATTATTACCCTAGATCCACTGTTCACAAACTCGCTGGCAAAAATAACTATGCTATCCTCATATCTGACCCCAGAAAACCAGTGTTCAGAAATCCTTATACAAGAGGAAATGTGTATCCTAGAAACTTGACCCGTGTGCGCCTCGCCAAGAGGCCAACTCCCAGAACTGCAGCCAAAAAGATCCAAAGTTCTGTTCGAAAGCACCTCTCCAAAAAGGCAAAAAAGTAGGTTCTGTGTCAAGCCCCCTTTTAGCCTTAAACTCCAAACCATAAACACACAAAGTTCCAAAGTCACCCCTTGCAGAGAGCAAAAGTAGGTTCTGTGCCAGGGGCCCTCTTTGGAGAGTAAGAGCAAACCAGACAAAAGCAAACATGCTTCGAACTCGCCTCATTTCACCGTACCAGCACGATGGCGTCAAGTGGCTCGTGGCGCGCGAGACCGCATCTGACCGCCCTGGCGGCTTTTTGTGCGATGAAATGGGACTTGGCAAAACAGTCCAACTGCTGGCCACAATGACAGTGAACCTCAAGCCAAAGACGCTGGTTGTTGTTCCCAAGTCTATTGTGTCCCAGTGGCGCGACGAGATTGCGCGTTTCGTGCCCTCTTTCAAGGTCCACGTGTTTGACGGAAAGGACCGGGAGTTGCCGAATTGGACCCCAGGAAACTGGGTGGTCATCGCGCCCTACTCGGTGCTGCCACAGCGGCCAGGCAAGGCGGTGAGCCCACTGGTCACGGTGCGCTGGGATCGCGTCATCCTGGATGAAGGACACGAGATCCGCAACCGCAAGAGCAAGACCAACGTGGCGTGCCGTATGCTCACCGCTGCCATCAAGTGGGTGGTGTCGGGCACCCCCATCTTCAACTCCATCCGGGATTTCGTGGCTCTGGGTGAGTTTTTCGGCATGGACAAGCAGTATGTCCAGGCGTACCCTGATGAAATCAGGGCGAAATACGTGCTCCGTCGTACCAAGGCTGACGTGGCAAAGCACAACACCCGCCTCGAGTTACCCCCGTGCAAGTTCGAGAATATGGAACTCGAGATGTATCCGGAGGAAAAGCAACTCTACAGGGAGGTGTTCGGCGGAGGTCAGGATGTGGTCCGCCACGTCATCGCGGCAGGTGGCGGTATGAACATGTACCAGATGCACCTGCTCGAGGCGCTCCTCCGCATCCGCCAAGTGTGCGTCTGGCCCCAGATGTACTATGACGGGATGGCCACCAAAGAGGAGAGGGAGGCGGAGACCTGGGAGGGCCGCTCCCGCAAGATGGAGACCCTCATCGGCGAGATACAAAAGCACCCGACTGAAAAGGCTCTCGTGTTCTGTCAGTTTATGGGTGAGATGGCCAGGATAGAGGCACTGCTCGCCCTGGCTGGCGTGCCCACGTGGCGCATAGATGGCAGTGTGGACAAGGACCAACGCGAGTCCAGAATTGCCGGCTTCAAAAAGCACCAGGGTGGCGGCGTCTTCCTCATCCAGATCAAAGCAGGCGGTTTCGGCCTCAATCTGCAGGAGGCGACTCGCGTCTACATCACCACTCCAGCGTGGAACCCCGCCACGGAGTTGCAGGCCATAGCGCGCTCGCACCGCACGGGTCAGACGCAGCAGGTCCACGTCAAGAAACTGTACTACAAGGGCGAGGATAATATGCCAAGTGTTGAAGAGAGCATCATGGAACTGCAGGGGGCCAAGTCCAAGGTGTGCGCGCAGGTGCTCAACGACCCCCGCCTCGAGTCTCAGATCCCCGGCCTTATAGCCAGGGGCATCACAGTCCAAGCAGTGCGTAGAATATTCGCTGTGTAATGTAAGGAATGGGTATTGGAAATACTCCCGTCAACCGCATGTACAAAAGCGCCTATAACAAGGCGAAAGTGCAGTCCAACAATAGAATTAAGAAATTACAGCGTTTCAACGCCCTAGTGCGCCAGGTGATGTTGGCGGCAATGAAAAACAAGAATAATAAATCTGTGTACAAAAAGTCAGTTAAGTGAAGGCGCCCCTGTTTGACTTGAGAAACTACCCAATGGTTAACACGTTTGTCCCGTCATCTTGCGTGCGCGAGTGCGCCAAAGCCCTCGACTGGCGCCGCCTCGGGAAGCAGAGGGTCGAGGCGTACCAGATATGGCGCGTCGTGACAGGCAAGACCAAGGGGTGGCAGTACCACCCAGCCGTCAAGGCGTGGGAGGGGTACCCGTGTGCGCTCGCCATGTACTGCAACACCATGATCCAGGAATGGATAGACAGAGGGTACAATAATAATATGCAATTTCTCCCTCACTGTGACCAGCCAGCCTTCCCGTGGTGGTGGGGGTGGGAGCCCGTGCACAAGTCCCATCAGGCCGCCCTCAACCGTAAATTGAGTTCCTATTACCACTACAACGTGGGAGAATGGGAAAAGTGGGGCTACGTCTGGCCCACCAAAGTCAGTCCTGACTTGCGTCTCAAAGAGGTGGGGCCAGAAGATCTCAACCTAGATAAAATCTCAGCAGATGGTAAATGACGCACACTCAGGCTGTCGGAAGCCGCGCCCAGGTTATGAACGGCACCGCCCACCACACCTCCGGGGGCCTGACCAAGACGGACCTGAAGAAGAACCCCAAGACTGGTGAGATTGTGAGCAAGCACAAGGCGGCCAGCGAGAAGAAGAACCCGTGGATCGAGGCGGTGAAGAAGGCCAAGAAGTCCCTGGGCATCAAGAAGCACGAGTTCACCCCCGTGTCCGGTGCCCTCCTTGCCAAGGCGCGTGAGATTTACAGCAAGTAAAGAAACGGCTTCCTAATTTAAAAATGAATTCGTATATCTTTACTAAAAAGATTGACGTGGACCGGGAGGTGCTTCGGTCCACTGTATACAAAGTCGCCGAACGGGCTATTCGTGACCATTCGGCGAAGTTGGAAAATGACTCGACATATTTCGGTAAGGGATCACCGACAACCCGGATGTACAAGTGGTACAACTTTTTCGAAGAGCCGGAGGCACAGGAGTTGTTCAAGGAACTCCAGATATTTTTTAAAGAGACATTCAAGCCTACTCAGAAGTATGTAATACAGTCATGGGTGAATATTCACAAGAAGGGAGAGTTTTTGGGGTGGCACGGCCACTGGCCCCGTGAGGCCATGTCATATCACGGGTACTTCTGTGTGGATGCCGAGCCGTCTTTCACGTCATACAAGATACCGGGACACACCGAGGACGTGGCCGTCCCCAACAAGGATGGGGTCCTCCTCGTGAGTCCAAGTCAGGGGGACAAGCACTGCGTCTCCGAATGGAAAGAGGACCGCGACCGAATAACCATCGCTTTTGATATAGTGCCATGGATTAAAGTACCAGTCGACAATACACATATGATTCCATTTATTTAAAGGTAAACTATCATTTAACTTCAATGGACACGTATATCCGGACAAAGCAACTTGATATGGACTTAAAAAAACTTGAATTCGAGGTGAGGCAAATTGCTTATACTGCTATTCACAAGTACATAAATAAACTCCCGTCAAGAGAAATAGATTGGCATGGGTCCATAACAGCCATGCTTGATCCGTGGTACAATATTTTTGAGAATGACACCCCCGAAGTCCAGAGGCTCCTTGGGGAGGTCCGTACGATGTTTCTAGAGAATTTCAAGGTCATTGAACCTCTCGGGATCCACTGTTGGACAAACATAACACGCAAGGGGAACCACCTCAAGTGGCACGGCCACTGGGCCCCGGAGGACCGCTCATGGCATGGGTACTTCGCCCTCAAGGCCGAGCCCAGCACGACCACCTATAACATACCAGGTGAGCCGGATCTCGTCGTTGTAAACAACAAGAATAATCAATTGCTGATTAGCCCAAGTGACGGGGACCGCCATTGCGTATCCCCATGGACAGAGGAATGGGAGAGAATTTCTATAGCATTTGATGTTGTTCCTTTGTCTAGAATTAAGGGTTCAAAAGTCTTCAGCCCTTTTTTGTCACCTAATGACAATGAAGAAGGAGGAGCAGGCCCTCCTCGGTCTCCAGTTTCTGATTCCAGGGACGAATGCGTACAAAAAGGCTGCGCAGAAAACTCCCAAGAAAACGCCTAACAAACCCAAGACGGTTACTCGATCGGTAAAAAAGCGCAGCCCTTGAGCACCTGCTCGGCGGGCTCGTCATCCGGCTCTACATCAGCATAGTACTTTATGTGATGGGCCCGAATGCTCAGTCCCCACGTACCCTTGTAAAAGTAGGACCCATCTATGTCTATAATACATGACACCGATTTCCCCTTCAGAAAACCCTCGCGTATCTCATCAGTCACAAATTTGGCATCTTGGTCAAAGACGAGCGTTCTATCATCGACCTTGATGCGAAATTGATGACCCGTGAGGTTGGACTTGAATGGCTCACCCGGGCACAAGGTCCTCTCCAGTTTTTGGAACCATTCTATAAAAGTCTCGTCGTGGACGCCAACTTGGAAACTCTTGTAGGACCCGATACCCCACTCAGTCACCCCACGGGGGATCTGGAAACGAAGTGGGCCACCATTTACACTAAATTTAATTCGCGCTCCAGTTGCAACTTCTATCTGGGTCTCATCAATCTCAGACCACTTCGGCATTATTTTAAAAATATTGCTATCTTTTAAATGAGTAATAACAACTCTAACGAGAACATTAAATCTATTATTAGAACGAATCGTGAGGGCATAAACAAGTTCAGTTGGCGGGCACCAAATCTACTTCTGCGACAGCCAAACATTCAGGAAATGCGAAACTTGATACTGGCGTACCGCCATCAGTACACTAAGATCAATAACAAAAATAAACTTGAGAGGCACTTTGTAAGTGCTTACAAGAATAAACTGGCTGAGTTCAAAAGGAGATCTGAACAGGGGCAAAAGGAATTGCAGAATTATATGAATGAGATTCAGCGTGCAAAGGCCTCGGCAGAGGCTGCTAAAAGGGCTCTTCACGCTAAGAGCCCCCATGCCCTCTCAGCCCTCAAGAGGGAGGCGAACGCGAAACGACTGGCTAACCTCGCAAAACTAAACAAGGAATTGAGAAATCTCGTCAACAAGACGAAGCAGAATATCGCGGAGCAAAAGCGTGTAAATAGTAAAATTGCTAACACTGTGAATGAGTTTTTTGGTCGGCACTAGCCATCCGAAAGCACTCAAAGAGATGGGGACTGGGTCTCGACAGGGACGAGAACTCATCTATAGTGTATTCATCACCCATTGACCTGTTACACTTGGCGCATATTGGGCGGAGGTTCGACAGGTCCGTCGCACCGCCCTTGCTCTCCGGAATATTATGACCAACCTCGAATTGAAAGGGGGTCATCATATTCTGACACCATGACACGAGGCACTTGTGCTTGAAGTGCCGCTCTCCACACCACGAAAGCCACACTTGCTCACGAAGTGCACAAGGAATTTTAGTCTTCATATATATTTTCAGATTCTTCTCTTAAATTGATCATCCTCGAAAGACTTGAGCCCATAAGTAAAACCCTCATTTCAGTCATCCACGGGTCACTCGTCGGTGTAGATATATACACTCCTGATGGGGAATATATCTCCATAGAATGAGGAAGTTCATGACTGTTGAAAACCCACATATTATCGTCAAAAAAATCAATTTTAAGAGGGCGTCGGATCAAATGATGGCCACGTAGCCTGAAAAGATGGAGAGACTGAGACTCGGCGTTATAGAATATGCCATCATGAGAGCACAAAAGATCCTCGAGCCTTTTACACCGGTCGGGTTCAATTTTAAAAGGAGGAATGCCACATACCTTTCTGGTATCAATATCCATATATTTCTGGACCCTTAAATATATGTTATCATTCATATTCTGTAATTAATCAAGTCTTTTATCTGGGAAGTAATTCAGTTTCTTCTATGTCTTTAGGCTTCATATACATACGCGTTGTGTATACCACCGCCACTAAATTACCAGCGAGTTCAACTACCATCATGTCAATCTGGGCCAAGAGGATATGCATATACATGAACCAGTCAAACCATCGATAAATAACTTCACCTATTGCCACTTCTTGTGCATGCTTCCGTGTGTATTCATCTTTTGGCTTGTCGTTTTGGATCGTCTGAATTAACCACGGGCTTATAATCTCTTGAAGGACCGTCCGGGCAACCGTGCTAACGATGGTGTACATGATGACCACTGAATATTTCAACCCTGTATCAATCTTGATATCAAATATTACGAGATTGTCGTTTGGTCCGAATGCAAAAAATTTAGTCGATGGTGCTGCCCTCACTGCAAATCCTAAAAACAGTGAGCAGGTGAGTGCCCACCCTAAAAGTAATTTATTGACCTTATCTACAGGTATCATACCATATCTAGTCTTTTATTTATCCATGATTTACGGGACCAGTAGGACACGGGTGGGAGGCACCTCCTACCCGTACATTTGTAATTATTAGTCCGGTTCACTAATTTTGAATTAGAATTGGAAATTGCAATGACCTTCATGTGAGGCTTGGGGAACTTCCTTCCGTACCCGTGAGGGTAGGCGGGGTCCAGGGGTATCCACCTCTTGGTCCAGGGGTTGTGCACCTCGACCCATAGAGCGTCCGACCCTCGCCAGTACCCGAGTACCATGCGCACCTCGAACTTCTGACGTTTGAGGACGGCATAAAGGCCCTGTGCGTACTCGCCCCCTCGTCCATAGCGCCTCTTGAAGAAAGCGGCAGGAGTCTTGGACCTGTACCAGACCTGCGTTGACCCGTTGGGGCATCTGTACGTCTCACGTGACCCTCTCACGAGTGGCTGACGTGCGTACTTACCGCCAGGGCATATGACGGGGTGATAAAAGTAGAACCTCTGATAAAAGGCCTCTGTGAGGGTTTTAAGGTAAGCCCTCCACTGCTTCGGCGTCCCCCGGGGGCCCCGTGTCACATTCCTTAGATATGTTGGAATCTTAGAAATGTGACCCGCTTTGACGCGGGCCCTAAGTTTATTCTCAATCTTCATTACTATCATATTCGACTATTTTATTTACCCCATACACCCTTAATCTTCGTCCAGTGTTTCTTACCGTTATTAAGAACACCATAAAACTCGAGGTTTGCTAGTTTAGCCTTGGCTTTTGTCTGGGGAGCACCCCGACGTCTTAGTTTCTGTACAAGAGCAATTGCTTTAATTATTTGAATACGGCGACGTTTGACTGCAGCATCCCATGCCCTTAACCGTTTTGTATGATTCTTTTTCATATTAGCCAATGTCATTTATACTAGTCAACCTTTTCTTTTACAGTTTCTATAAGGGGCGCAACTTGCCCGCATAGTGAACCCCTTGATAGGCCCTGTGAGACACTTATTCTTGGGGAACTTTCTGGGCAAGGTGAATAGTTTTTTGTTTGTAAACCTGAAGCACACCTTGTTCTTGGGGCCCGCCTTGCAACAGGACTTCATCTTACTTTTCACTCAGAAAATTACGCAGAGCACATCAGGCACCCCTCAGGGTTGTCAAGGCGACACGCGTTGATCTGCTCCTGTGTGGGGGCGACTGGAACCGTGACTTGGATAGGCTTGGCTTTTGGACGGGTACGCAAGTAGTACATGCCCGTCTTGAGCCCCTTGCGCCACCCGTACATGTGCATAGAACTCAACTTGGCCAGCGTCGGATCCTCCATGAAGATATTTAGGGACTGAGACTGGTCTATGAACGGCCCTCTGTCCGCAGACATATCTATGAGACTCTTTTGCGGAATCTCCCAGACTGTCCGGTAGACTGACTTGAGTTTGTCAGGGATGTCGAGTGCTTGAACGGAGCCCCCGTTACGGACGATCTCCGTCTTGATCTCTGGGCTCCACTTCCCTATCGCTTGCAAGTCCCGTACCAAGTGCTTGTTGACCATCACAAACTCACCTGCGAGCGTCCGGCGCAGGTAGATATTGGTCGTGTAGGGCTCAAAGCACTCGTTGTTCCCCATGATCTGTGACGTGGACGCAGTGGGCATGGGGGCTACGAGCAGGGAGTTGCGCAGTCCGTACTTCTGTATATCCTCCTTCAAGATGTTGAAATTGGGTTTCTTGATTCCCCACATGTCAAACTGAAGGACCCCCTGTGAGGCGGGAGATCCCGGGAAAGTGTCGTACCGGCCCTTCTTTTTTGCGAGGTCACACGAAGACCGAAGGGCAGCATAGTAAATATTCTCGAATATCTGTGTATTCAAGTTCCGTGCCACGTCCGAGTCAAAAGGAAGGCCGAGCAACATAAACACGTCAGCAAGGCCCTGCACCCCTAGCCCTATGGGCCGGTGGCGCAGGTTACTTATCGAAGCAGGGCGCGTCGGGTAATAGTTCTCGTCTATAACCTTGTTCAGGTTTTCAACCACGTGGTATGTCACTAGGTTCAGGGTCTGAAAGTCAAAGTACTTTTCGGTACCAGACATTCCGTCTGCTCTCGCCCACGAGCGCTCCTTGACAAAGGCCGGCAAGCACAGACTGGCCAGGTTACACACAGCAGTCTCATCAGGTGTGGAAACCTCCATAATCTCGGTACACAGGTTCGAAGACTTGATGGTCCCGATGTTCTGCTGGTTGGACTTGCGGTTGACGCTGTCTTTGTAGCACATGTAAGGCGTCCCCGTCTCGACCTGACTCTTGAGGATGGCATCCCAGACCTCCCGGGCTCGGACCTTGCGCTTGTAGCGGCCCTGAGCCACATACTCCCTGTACATCTCGTTGAACTGTTCACCATAGACGTTCTGGAGTTTCGGGGACTCGTGGGGACACATCAGGTACCAGTCCCCGTCCTCCTCTACCTTTTGCATAAACAGGTCGGGAATCCACAACCCCGTGAACAGGTCGCGACACCGAGCCTCCTCATCACCCTGGTTCAGGCGCAACTCGAGGAATTCCATAATGTCGGCGTGCCAGGGCTCCAGGTACACTGCGAACGAGCCCTTACGCTTCCCGCCCCCCTGGTTGACGTACCGGGCCGTGTTGTTGAACACGCGGAGCATAGGAACGATGCCGTCAGCCACGCCGTTGGTCCCCTTGATAGGGGTGCCGTTCGCGCGGATGTTGCTGATGTGAAGGCCGATACCTCCAGACCACTTGGATATCTGGGCACACTCCTTCAGGGTATCATAGATGCCCTCAATGGAGTCCGACTTGGCAGCCACGAGGAAGCAACTGGACATCTGAGGACGGTTGGTCCCGGCGTTGAACAGGGTCGGGGTGGCGTGTGTAAAGTACTTCTGGGACATCAAATCATAAGTCTGCCGGACCTTTGGATAGTCATCGCCGTGAATAGCGAGGGCCACACGCATAAACATGTACTGCGGGGTCTCTCCTGGAAGCAGGTATCCCTTCTGGAGCGTCTTGACCCCAAAGTATCCAAATTCATAGTCTCTCGTCGGGACTATCCACTGATCCATAGCCAGAGTCAGGCACTTCATGAAGTGGTCGCTCACGAGGCCCTTGGAGTGCAAAACCAGGGCACAATCACTAAAAGTCTTTTGGCTATTTTTTTGAATATTTGAAACAACGATACGGGTGGCAAGAGCCTCGTAGTCGGGGTGCTCGGTGATCATGCCTATGGCCACTTCAGCGCTCAGAGTATCAATCTCACTCGTGGAGATGCCGTCATAGAGGGACGCGAACACCTTCTGGGCCACCTTGTCAGGCTGGACCTGGAGGACCTCAAATTCTGGACTTTTATTGAGTTTAGAAATGCGTTGGGTGACCTTGTCGAACAGCATTTCCACAAGGTCACCTGACCTCTTAACGACCTTCATTAGGTAACATAAGCGCCTTTTTTTTATCAGGTGATATAAATGGCGACACGGTATCTGCCTTCCCCTCTTGTCGACGCCTACTTTTCGGATTTCAATCGCGAGTCTATACATGATGACATAATATCTAAGATTCAGAATAAGACTGGCTACACCATAGACCGTCAGAGTGACGCTGACCTTCAGGCCTTGATGCGCCGGGTCTACGTGAATATGTCATCTGACCCCTATACGAATGTCCGTGAGCAGGTCAAGAATATGAATGCCAAGGTGGTCGAGGAGGCGGCGGGGACCATCACGACGGGTATCCTCCAGCAACTCGTCTACCTGCGCGACATCTCGTCCAACCCCGTGCCCCTCGCCGCCCCAGTGAGCACCAGCACATACGGAAACAAGATCCCCCAGAATTTTAAGATTGGATTCTGATAGATGAGGGCTCTTGATGACATCTTGATTGGGTTTTTCATATTTTTCGCCATAGATCGCGCCATACGCCTCTTTAGCAATGCTGTCGTTGAGCCCTGGGCCCTGCACAAGACGGGTGGGGACCAAAAGGCAACTGACAATTATAAACTGGGCGTTGAGTTTTTCTTATTGGCCACATGCATTGGCATGGTTATAATATTCAGAAAAGAACTCGCGTCCATAAACAGGTCTTAAGGAGGACACGGGCTTGTAGTGTATGATGAATAAGTTTCGTGACGAAACTGCTGAACTATGTAAACTCAAAGGATGGGATAAAGCCCCAGTTGAACGCGTTTGGATGCTCTACACCGAGGAGAATGGGGAGTTGGCCTCGGCTATTCGCCAGTGTAGAGGAATTTATAAGAAAACTGGACTAAAAAAGGACAGAGGCCATGACGTGATGATGGAGATGGGTGATGTGTTCAGTTACCTGTTTCAGTTGGCTGCTATACTGAACATAGACCTCGACTATATGTGGGACCTCCATAGGCAGAAGGTTCAGACCAAGTTCTACAAGGAAAATAATATAGTTATCAATTAATAATGGCGACTGCCGCCTTGATTGATGACCGTCTCCATATTGACAGGATAAACCCCTACACTGCTACGGGGACTTTTGGTGTCTCCCATGATGGCTTCTATAAGGATGCCTTCATGGATGGCAGTTACACAACCCAGATCGACGAGACCCCTATGGCGGTCCAAGATTCAAACTCCGATCTTTCCCACTTTAACCCATTGCATGAAAACCGTTCAGGCCCCATGTATCTGGGGACGACGTACGTGCACCCGGCACCTGACAGCGTCTTCCCGGCCCGCAAGTATCAATATGACAATGGCGAGGCTTCATGGGCCAGACCTGGGCGCCCGGCAGCCAGGCTGATAAAGAAAAAGGATCGGACTATGCTCTACATAGTTATAATAGTCCTTCTGCTGTACATCTTCCGCAAGAAGATCAAAATCTAACTATTTTCTGAGATTCCACTTTGACAAGGACCTTCTCTAGGTTCTTGAGTTGCATTTGCTTACGGGCATCCAACATGGGGCACCTGTGCGTCTCAAGTTGGATACATCCTGAACAAAACTGGCCAGAGCAATCCTTACACTTGAGAAGGCTCGGCTTCCGAAGACACGCCTCGCACTTCGTCATCTACTATTTCACATACATGTGTTTTCGTCTCTAAGACCCTTGGGGTCTCCTCTTCATCGAGGACTTCACATACAAACCCAACCTTTCGACCCTCTATGACGCGGTCCCAGAACGCCTTCAAGACCGGTAGCGACCTCTCGAACCACTCCCTGTCCCTTTTCACATTCACAATTTCAAATTGAAATTCAGGCTCGGGTCTGTACTGAATGAAATCACATTCTTCGAGATCAAGAATTTCCATAAGGAGTTGAATCTGGGGTACGTAGTGTTTAGGGACGAATGGCTCAATCTTGCGGGTAAGTGGGCACTTTATCTCTATGAGGAGGCCGTCTTCTGTGATCCCGTCCGGTGAACCGCCGAGCCATGGATGCAGGGGGTGTTGGACGAGACCAATCTCGTGAGATTTGCGACCAGTTTGGGCATCATAGAGGTCCCTGGCGACGGGCTCGAGCAGGGTCCCACGCTCAGTCGCCTCATTTCCACCAAACTTCCTCCTACCGACTTTCTGGATGTACAGGGTTTCTGGAGAAGCATAGGGGTTGGCACCCAGAGCCGTCGCGACATCACTGGCTGTGAGCATCCCCTCCCGGAGGCTCAGCCACTCCTGACTCCGTTGCTCGTGGTACTGGGCCCCCAGAAGTGCCGCCACCTTTGGATGCATTTGTTGGAATTGTCTTGTTCTTAAAACGACGGTCCGTCTTAAGTATGAGTTCGGCTGCATTCTGTTCAGCCTGCTTTTTGGTGGTGGCGAACCCACACCCACACTCGGCCCCATCCAGAACAACCTGAACACAGAAAGTCCCGTTTTTATGGGATACAATAGGATATTCCGGGAGGGGCATCTTGAGGGCCTGGCACCATCTCATCAGTTGGTCCTTGTAGTTGTCGTCATCAAGGCTCGTCTCAACTTGGGAGAATATGCGTAGAACAAAGTTCTTGGCGTGGACCATACCTATATCCAGGTATATAGCGCCTATAAATGCCTCAAATACATCCTCGAGAATGTGATCATTCGTTGTCCAGTTGTTCGCCTCCCCCTTCTGGTCCATGAGGATGAAGTCATGAAACCCCAAATTTTTGGCTATTTTGCATAGTGTAGTCCCTCTTACCATCTTTGTTCGGATCTTCGTCATGAAGCCCTCTTGCTCCTTTTCGTACGTATCGAACAAATGTCTCGTAATTATAAACCCCAGTACAGAATCCCCCATAAACTCAAGCGTTTCGTACGACCCAGTCAGACCTGAGTATCGCTTCAGGGCTGACTTGTGCGTGAAAGCGCGTTGGTACAGCGCGACATTCTTAATTTTTGTTCCGACTATTTTACTTATGGTGTCCCTGTCGAGCACAGGTGCTTGTTCCATGTTTTACAATTAGTAGTATCTTAGTTTTTAAGCCGATGCGGGGGTCTCAGTCTTGGGCTTCTTGGCAACCTTGGGGCGAACCGTCTTGGCAGGGGTCTCAACGACGGCCGGGGCGGCCGGGGCAGCCGGGGCAGCCGGGGCAGCCGGGGCAGGAGCCGGGGCCTCAGTGGCAGCCTTGGCCTTGGTGGCGCGCGGCTTCTTCTCGACTGGCGGCTTCTCCTCCTTGATGTAGTGCTTGTTGATGTACGTCTGGATGTTCAGGAAGGTCAGTTGCAGATCCTCCGGAGGACCCAGCAGTGCCTTCAGGGTGGCGTCCAGGGAGATGTTCTGTCCAGCCTTCAGACTGTGCTTCTCCAGGTACTGGTTGATGCGCTTAGTCACATCGGCACGGGAGATGCGCTCATCTGGGCCCAGACCCAGGAAAGTAGCCATCTCGGCCGTAACCTTCTGAGGCTTGCGGAACCCGTTGTTCTTGGAGCGGGCCTCGGCCTTCTCGCCGGTGGGGTCCTCAATGTGGTTACGAATCTTGCGAATATCCTTACGGAGAGCCTTAATCTCCTTCACGAGGTCATCAAAGTTCGCCATGGGGGTTGTGGGTTCGGTGTCAGCCATTTTCTAATCTAGGAGAGGCGTACATCTTTAACCCAGGAATCGGGCCATCAAAAGTATAAACAAGAGCAATAGTGCACCTATTAGAAAGTACTGCCAGACCTTCCAGATGTCTGTGGTACTCTGAGGAACTTGGGACAAATCTGTTGCTTGTGCATATGAAGTTTCTTGATCACTTGTTTCTATGAGGGCTCCGAAACCAGGGGGAAGTTCACCACCAAAAATTGGTCTGAATTCAGTTCCTGGTTTGAAACTCACCGTGTCTGTCAGGCTGCACATGGGCTGACAACATCCTGGAGGGCAAGATATGACAAATCCCGTCTGTTGGTTCACAAACCCACACACAGTCTTTCCAGACAGCATAGGATCACCAAGGCATTGGCACCCTTTTGTTATATATTCAACGGGACACGCCGCGTCCATCTAGTATTAAAGAATATTTTTGTTTATAGTACAATGGAGTTCGGCAAGCCCCAGAAACTGCCCGATGGTCGCTATTTTCTGAAGATCCAGGGGTGCCGGAAGCAGCTCAATAAGGTGACTCTGACAGGCGAGCCCACTCCCAAGTCCGTGGTGTTCGGCCTTGCAAGTGAACAGATTGAGTATTTCAAGGACATTGATTCGCAGATTTTGACTCAGGCCAAGGCTTCGAAGCAGGAGTGGTTTGGCAAGGATCTGTCGGACGAGACGATCCAGCAGGCCTACCAGGACAGCGACACCGACGGCTCATTGAACACGGCTTTGGTGACCGTGAAGGGCGAGGTCCAGACGGTGGTCTATGACGACCAGAAAAACAAGAAGGAAGTCGGTGACCTCAAGGATGGGTCCATGTGTGATATTATTGTGGAACTGTCTGGTCTTTGGTTCCTTAAGAAATCCTTCGGACCAATCTGGCGTGTCATCCAGGCCCGCCTCCGCACCGACAAGAAGGCTGTGGCCGTCCCCCAGGAATATTTGTTCGAGGATGACCCCGAGCCCGAAACTGATGACCCAGCCGACTATGTCGACTAGGCCAAAAAATTTATCACGCTAATAATAATGAATTACAGAAACCTGGCACTTCTGGTTTTGGCCATTGTGATTCTGTTCTACCTCTTCCCTCAGAGCAGCGGTTTTGGCGTCAGATCGCAGGGCCCCACCGGTATGAATACTGGAGTGGGTGCGTCGGTCCAACTGGGACCTGAGAAGGGCGCCGACACCGAAGCCGACTACACGACCGGTGTTGGATACGTTAGTTCCGCCAGCCTGATCCCCAAGGAGGTGGTGGCGACGGAGGACTTTGGTCAGTTCGCCCCTGACAAGATTCTGAGCGGCCAGAACTACATGGACCCGCGCTCCCAGATTGGCTATCCGGAGACCATCGGTGGCGTTCTTCGCAATGCCAACCGTGACTTCCGTAGCGAGCCGCTCAACCCGCGCACCCCGGTCAGCATCTTCAACCTCAGCACCATCCCGCCAGACACCATGCGCCCCAAGTTCGAGATAACTCCGGAATACCAGTAAATTAGTTAAAAAAAATAAGCCTATAAAAGCCAATGGCTGACGATCGCTTCAAGTCCGCAATGAATGAGTGGGTCACCTTGAAAACCCAACTTTCTGCGGCTCGCAAAGATCTCCAGGTGCTGAACAAGCGCGAAAAGGAACTGCGGTCCTTCGTTGCTCAGCACATGAAGACGAATGAAATTGCTACTGTAAAGGTCCAGGACAAGGTCAAGGTGAACCTGAAGACCAAGACCACCAAGGGGGGGCTCACCAGGGAGGTGGTGAAGAAGGGCCTCATGACGTATTTCTCAGGAGATGAGGTCCGTGTTGAGGGTGCTTACCAGGCCATTATGGACTCGCAGTCCTCTCGCGAGGTGGCTACAGTGTCCGTCAGCGGCTTAAAGGCTGTGACCGAGTAATTCACAAGTAAAAATGGGGCGTAACGATGAATACTCCCGTGACGCCTACTTTGAATATGACGGCGTCAAGCCCGATACAAACAACCAAGAAGATGAAGAAATTGATTTGACTGTCGACCCAGAGGACTGGCAGGCACTCTACTCGGATGAACTCCTGAACGCCTGGATGACAATTCGTGAATATTTTGAAAATATGTACATTTGGACATCTGTAACTTACAACGACTTTACTACATTTGTGACTGAACCCCACGTGTTCTGGTCCCATGACCCGCCAACGGCGCGCCAGCATGAGATATGGGAGGCTCTCAAGGTCCGTTCCCCCTTTGTCAAGGCACGGGCCGCTGAGGAGCAGTTCTACGGATGGTCAAACAATTATATCGAGTTTCATTAAATGATAGATATCTCAGGCCCGAAAGTTCTCGTCCCGACTGCCCTGTTTGCTCTGTTGAGCCCCGGGCTCTTGGTGACGGTTGGTCAGAAGGGTATGCAGGCTCTCTTTATCCACGCCGCAGTCCTGGCCATCGTGTACTACCTCGTTGCCCGTTTCTTCTTCAAGATGACCCTCACACAGGCTGATCTGGTCGTCCCGGCTGTCCTGTTTGTGCTCTTGACCCCGGGGACCCTCCTCACCCTGCCGCCCCACGCACAGGGGGCCCTCCCCGTGGGCGTGCACGCCCTCGTGTTCGCCGTTGTGTTTTCCCTGCTCCGATCTTATTTCCCGAAGTATTATTAGATGAAATACCTAGCCATAGGACCTGGTTCAACAGGATTCTTCATATATCTAGGAGCAATTTCTAATTTGAATTCAAAATTAAAATTAAATGACCTTGAGGAAATTGCAGGATCAAGTGCCGGTGCACTTGTCGCTTTCATGTACCTGATTTCCAACAAGGACATGCCAAAGATACTCGATTTTGCAATGAATGTTTCTTTAAACCAAATTATGAAACCGAATATCAAGAGTTTATTATCTGGGTACGGCATCGTACCTATAGCGAAAATACGTAAGGTCTTGACTGATTTTTGTGAAAAATTCAAGAAAAATCCGGATATGACATTCCAGGACCTTTATGAAATGACTAAAATAAAGTTCCATGTGTCGGCCTTTTGTGTCGACAATTCCAAAACTGTATATTTTTCGGTAGATTCGAACCCGACTATGAGTGTTATAGATGCTGTCTGTGCCTCTATATCTGTTCCCTTTCTCATATCGGCGTCCCGTATAAATGACCGTCACTACATAGATGGTGCTATCGCTGAGAAGGCTCCGTGTGGTCCCTTTTGCACCAAGGACCCTAAAGACGTGCTTGTCCTTGTTATTCCTCACGGGAATCCGGCCCAAGTAAAAGACATCAAGTCGTACGGGTTCGCCATTCTCGCCGGTGTGCTCTTTATGCGCCACGAATACACTCAGTTCCCTACACATAAAATAGAAGCGGACTTTGACATGTATGACTTTTCTCTATCGAACGAAGAAAAACTCAGACTCTTTTTCATAGGAAACTCACAAGAATTTTCTGTGTAAAGATAAATGAAGGCTATACTACGTTCAGGGTACATCCAGAAGCGGAGCCGGAAGGTTATCCGTGTGCACCGGGCGGACGGCACGTCATATTCCTATGTTCGGAAGGCGGGCGTCTCCCGGGTGCGTCCAGTTCCCATCAAGGATGTGGGTGCCGTTGGCAAGAGCCCCAAGGTGATCGGGAAACTCAAGGCGGGTATGCTCACCAAGTATCACTACCACCCTGTCGAGGCCACCACCAACCGTCACAAGGCTTTGGTGCGCGCCGTCAGCAAGGGCCATGAAGACCCCCATGCCGTTGTGAAGCGCCTGGTCGCCATCAGCACTCTGACCAAGCGCACTCTCCCCCGTGCATCCAGAATATACAAGCAGGATGCCAAGTGGGTCCATGCCAAGTACTCCCGGGTCTTTGGTCGGATGAGCCGTTAAAAAAACATAGAGTAATCATAATATGGTGAACTCCCCTCCGAACCTGTACGGAGGTCGGCGGAACGTCGCAGCACGCAGAAGCCCTAACGCACAGGCTTTGAATATGCTTGCAACCGCCGCGGCTGGAGAGATCACGGCTTCGACTTCCCAACCTATGATACGGTTTGTGAAGACGAAACAGGTATTGCGTACGGCAACACAGTCTTTCGTTGCGTACGCCGCCGTCCAGGGAATACAACGTTTCTTCCCGGCCGCGTGGCTCGACCCGAGACTGACCATCCAACTCGTGTTTGGTGTCCCTCACACCGTCAAGGCTCTCCGGGAAGGTCGTATGAATGTGGCTCTGACGAGTCCGGTGCTGACCATCGCGTGGTTTGTGACCTTCACGGCTGTGACGGGCGTTATACAAAGCGTCCTCATTTCAACAAATTCCACTTATTTTGGTCAGTTGACCCGGATGGCGGGAAATGCCATTGACAAGACCATCAGGGGTGCGGCGAATAGCAGTACGCTCAAGTACAAAATCATGCAGGTTATTGGTCATTTCGTGTATGCTTACATGATGTACAAGGGCACGGCCCCCACCCTCCAAGGTGCCAACTCCTTCTCGAGGGCCTTTGCGGCGGACATGACGGGAACCATGGGCCGAGGCCTTTTGTTCACCCTCAAGAAATTGGGAAGTACGGCGGCGCGCCACCCACTCGAGGCGACCGTTGCAGGAACAATAGGCGCCCTCGCCCTCGTGCCAAAGAAAAAGAACAAGAAAGTCTCGAAGAACCGAGTTAAGGCTCTGACTCTTCATTAGAGCAATGGATAAGATACGAAAGATTGCTAGTGCCATTTGGTCGGAACTTGGACCAGGCTATTCCGAGCGAGTCTACCATAACTCGTTCGAAATTGCACTCAGGGAAGCAGGTCTCGCCTACGAGACTGAACGGATTCTACCCATCACATTCCGCGGCCACAACGTCGGAAACCTACGGGCAGATCTCATAGTGTCTGGAAATGTCATCGTTGAACTCAAGTCTGTTTCTAAGATCAAGGATGAATTTAGGATTCAAATTAAGAATTATACACGGCTTACAGGCATAACCCAAGGTATTCTCATAAACTTCCCGGACAAGACGGCTCCCTACCCCGAAATAGAGGAGTTCGGGACCGAAGCACCCATCTGCGAGGTCATGGAATACTAGACAGTCTTGATAAACTCCCACTGGAGTTCATCACATATCTTTTTCCATATAGTGTCCTGAATATACAGTTTTTCTTTTGATTTTAAAAGGGGGAAACAGGGGAGAAATTCGTCCTCTCCAAGGAGTTCACAGAACTTGTAGAGGACGTAGGAGTAACTGAGGAAATTCTTGCGATCAGGGGGTTTATGCCGTTCGAACGGCTTTTGTATTTGGTAAAACATAAGTCTAAGACGATCTTCAAGGGGTTGAGACATGCGTGGAGGGCGAATACCGTTGAGTATTGTTGTTATGTAAGGGGCGTGCTCATAATACTTATTCTTGTCTAGTTTTTTGAGTAGGGCTTTAACCTTCTCGTGTGTAATTTCACTAAGATTCTTGATTTTCATCTTCTTGAATTCTGAACGAAGTTGGTCTATGACCTCTTGGGGCACGGTTGTAGACTCCTTTGCTTGGAACTGAGAGACCCACTCGTTAAAATGATTGTCCCTTTTGTATGAATAGACGATGGTCTTTTCCATCTCTTGTTCCTCCTTGAAGCCAACTTCATCACCTAATACATATTCGGTCACGCCACATTCTTTACATATGTCTTCAGATGCCACCTCATCATAAAAAAAGGTGTAATATTTACCACAATTTTTACAAGGTAAATCATGGGTTTCTTTTTTCTTCTCGTAATCTCCAGATTTTTCAACCTCTGACATATATCTTTTATATATGTCTTGACGCTGTTTTCCTTTGCGGACATTCACCTCTACACCAAGGACCTTTGAGCGCACCTGTTCAGTTTCGGATTCCTCGGCCGTGTACTCGCGAAGAATAGGCATACAGTCAAGCAAATATTCTGTAAGTTCTTCTTGAGATTCACATTCCTTTACACGGGCGTGAAAACGGGATTCCATAATAGGATAAAACGTATTTTTTTTATTTATTCAAGTTTGGGTGCCAAGTAGAACTTGAGATCTCCCAAATTTGCAATTGTATATCTGAATATTATGGGCATACCTTCGTTTTTCGAATCTTGCAAAAGTTGGATATTCGAACACATACTGGTAGCCTTTGTGAACAGGTTTATGTACTTGAGACTAAACACGTTTCCAGTGTGGCCATCAGCATCGTCTGGGCACTCTATTTTTGTCAGTTGATCAGCAAAATCACCCTGACAACTAAACTCTAGGATGTTATCATATCTTGCAATACTCATCTCATTTGAGAGATTCCCCATATCTCTGGCAATCTTTTGAAAGTCAATAGACGGCATGGTTGTAATAACATTCATATTGATATTGGGCACATCGAGCATATCATCATTTATGTCCAGGAGTTTGAGTTTGAAAGATGTTGCCGACTTTTTGATTGTATTTGTGATGGCTAGGTCCAAAAAGTCCCTCCCTATAATTTTCATCTCGAGGATATCTGTCCCTGAAACCGACTTGAGCAGTTTGTACACGTTGGCCATGTTCATACCAGCGACCACTGGCTCCTCGCACGTGTACTCCTCGAAGTTTTCAGCCACAAGGTTCATGTGTACAAGGGTCACACGGGCCGTATCAAGAGTCAAAATTGTGACGCCATTTGCATCAAAATAAACATTGACATCATTGATGATATCTTTGAGGACCTCGAAGACCGCCTTGAAAGCCGAGGCCTGTATGGTCTTTAGATACATTATACAGTAGAATATCTATATCTTTAAGAGATATTCTGGGAATATGACTGGTACGCCGATTGAACTTCAGAACCAATCTTCTTCTCAAGTTCTGGTGTGAGTTTTGGCTGGAGAGGAGTTCCGTAATTGTCCAGTTCAAAGTAGAGTGGGTCATCCGTGTCATCGAGGTTGGCAATCTTTCCAGATGAGGGGTCCCAACTATCGAATGATGTGCTGTGCTTCATAGTTTCAAGCCAGCCCCGTATGTCCGAGCCTATGTACACGTTTCCCTCGTTTGTTATGAGTGTCGGGACGCGTGTTATACGGGGCGATGGGCTCCCCTGCTCCGTCACGTTCCAAAACCTCATAACTTCCACCAGACCAGGATTCCCTTTTATGTACCCAAGTATATCCTGGCTATACTGACACCTATCCGAGTACACAAGAAGTGCCATCTTATATTATGCCACACTTTTTATGAGTACAATATTTTCGCACGTTATATATAATGGAGACGTGGGTCATCTTGGTCACCCTCGCAATTTTCCTTTTTTATATCTGGCAGACGAGATCCCCGGTTTACTATGAAGTAGAGAACAAGGTCCAGGCCATTCCTCCTGATATCATATCAGCCATAATAGATAAAATTCAGGAAAAGAACCCCGATGAGGCCCCACTTGAGACTATCTTTATAAATAAGGTTGGCACGGATACCTACGCTGCCCGGTTCATGTTTTTCAATACTCAGCACTATTTCGGAACCCAATACGATGTCCAGGCCCGTGTGGACTCGGATGGGTCCGTCACCCTTGTGAACCTGTCGGGGGCGGCCCAAGTTGACAACTTTGATTCCGGCTTCAAGCCGTTCAAGTCGGACACATACCAGGACTACAAGGGAATCGAGGACTCCCTGAACCAGCAGTTGCAGGCCGCCCTCAAGAACCCCCCTAAACCGGCACCCCTAGGTATTGGACGTCGCGCGTCTTAATTTCAATTACGAATTAAGATTCATAATTAATGGAGCAACTAGTATCTGCTCGAGAAATGGCCGAACGTGAAAAAAAACGCCAACAGGTGAAGAAGGAAATATACCGTGTGATACTCAATCAATTTTCAAGAAAAATTAGCACGAGTTTTGAATTGGGGGTTATGGAGGTGGACCTGACCGTCCCCTCCTTTGTTATAGGGTATCCCCGGTATGACCTTGCAAGTGCAGTAAGATACCTTGGACGCCAACTGGAACTCTTGGGGTACACGGTCACCCGCACAGGCCCATGCGACTACAGGGTGACGTGGGTCAAAAAGGCACCAGAGGAGGAGCAGGAAGTCATCACACCCGAGTTCGAATTCCCTTCCCTTATGAACCTGAAGAAAACTGCCGAGAAAATTAAGAAAAGGTAATATAAATGGAGCATCTCGAGAGTTCGGAACGTCGTTTCACAAAGAAACTTTGTGAAATTATGATTCCTTGTATGATTGAAGTGTTTTGGGAGATTTGGCTTGAGGCTCAGAAGAAGGCCAAGGAGGAGCGCAAGCCTCAGAACGCCCCTCTCGTGTTTCAACTCCTGCTCCAGGAGATTAAGACGTGGAATTCGGCCATCAGCCTCAAGCACTCTGACTCTATAAAGAAAGCCGACCCGCTCTTCCCCAAGTTTCTAGCGGCCATCTTCATATGCCACGTCAAGGTCTTGATGAACGGTGTCCGTCTAGACAAGAAGCCTAAGAAACTCGCTCTCAAGTTGCCTCCGCATGACCGCTTTGTTCAGGAGTGTTATGTGGAGTGTGCCTCTGATATATACTATCACCCGAAGGTGATAATAGACCCCTCCATCAGCGAGCAGGAGCGCAAAAAGGACCTGACAGAACGGTTTTCATGCAAGATCAATACAGTTATAGAAAATCTGATTCCATGGGACTGTATTATCGGGGATCTCACCCATGAAAGTGCAGATTTTGATGAAGAGGAGGTCCTGGAGGAACCAGAGGAGGAGGTCCCTGACATGCCTGAAGAGGAGGATTGCCCCGTGACCCCTCTCGAGGGTGGACCGGAGCACTCGTCTACGGAACCTATAGCCCAGAGCCCCAACGGGTCGGAAACGTACGCCGTGACGCCCTCTCTCACGCCTCCTACGGTGAAGAAGGTGGGCCCAGAAGGGGAGTCCCTGTTTGATGATGCGCCTGCCCAGTAAAATTTAGTTAACAAATAATAGAAATGGATAACTATTGTAGAGACCCCATGAGTGCAGGGGCGATAGCCGCAGCGGCCACCGCGGCCTACATATACTTCAGGGGTCAGATGAACTCTGAAAAACTCAAGAATTCCGACTATTTTAAACCGGCCTTCCTCGTAGGGCTCCTCGTCTACCTGATAGTGGCCCAGGGGGCTGGTCAGGGGCCAGCGGTAACTCAAGCGCCGTTTTAGTTAAAAATAAAACTCGTGAATAAAACAATGGCTGTAAACGCATTTAATGATATGCTTCGTCAGTTCCTCGATGATCTCGCAGGTGTTTTCCCCGAGGAAACTGTATTTTTGGAGACGAAGGCCAAGGTGGATGGCTCCGAGTGGATGGAGCGCTTCCAAAAGTCCACGTCTTTGCGACAGGCCGAGTTGATGAATAAGGACTCTGGTTTCTTTTCGGATCGCAACCGTTTTATGAAGGAAATTGGCGTCCAAAAGATATGGCGGCGCAAGGACATCTCAGAGGACACCAGAGGGAAAATTTGGGCCTATATTCAGAACTTGAACGCCATGTGTATGATGATGAGCATGCTCCCTCCTGAGATGATGAGCATGGTCGAGGAGGCTGCCGACAAATGTGCTCAGGATGTCCAGAATGGCGCCGAACTGAACGAGCAGACAATATTGGCAAGTATGGGTCCTCTGTTGTCTAAAATGATGGGAGGCAAAATTTCTCAGTAATGAGTAATATGGACCCGAAAGAGATATTTCGCTCAGACAAGGTCCTTGAGTTTTGGCCATCGGATACACAGACGGCCCGTGAGCGTGTGGCGGCGACAACGCGCTTCGTGCTCTATACGACGTGTATTGTCTATTTGATTTCAAAAGATGTACGCATATTTGCCCTTGGCGCCATGGTTCTGGCTATTCTTTACTACATGTGGGTTTCTAATATGATTATTGATGGAAAGGTCAGACCGACGTACGGTGATGCCCGGGGTGTGGGTATGTTCCGAGGCGAGGTCACGATGCCAACTATGGATAACTCCATGGCGAATGTGCTCATGACCGACTATGTTGACCGCCCTGACCGCCCGAGCGCCGCGTGGTACCCTAGCGTCCGTCAGGAGGTTGCGAACGAGTGGGACTTCATCCACCCCCTCGAGCGCAAACGCGATGCCGAGAGGAACTTTTACACCATGCCCGCAACCACTATTCCAAACGACCAGGCGGCTTTCGCCCAAGCAGCCTATGGCAAGCCCTTCGCCCCCATGTGCAAGGACCAGGGGGGTGCCGCCTGCGATATAGACAACCCGAGATTCCACTTCCCCGAAGAGCCCCAAATGCGTGGTGGAAGAGGGCGTGGAAATTAAATGTCCTTGATTATTAATAATGCCTCAGGGGTTGGACACGAGCACTGTTATGCTTCAGCCGAATATCCTGGTCGGCCCGGCAACTGTTGTCCTTGAGGACCTGATTGAGACGGAGAACCAGTTGCGTTCCCGTGACACCCTGGCGTGGAAAAAGAACTGGACCGAGGCCCCGTATGACTTTCCCAATATCTATACCGATATTCCAGTCCGTTATCTGGCGGCCAACCCTATTAGCACGTACGTGGATGACCAGAACAACCGTTTTGCTCAGCGCTATCTGAAAAAGTAAAATCTTATATAAAAGTAATATGGATCCGCTCGCTCTTGCAGCGGTTGTAGGTCTTGTGTTTGCCGGAAAGAAATTGAGTGAAAACTCTTCGGCAACCACTGAATCTCCTTCACGGAAAGCGCCCCCCACGCTCACTCGGCGGGACGTCGCCCTTCAGGCGAATGCCCGGGATCATGCCAAGGACTATTTTGACTTGAAAATTATGACCCCTGATCTGGGTCGGCGTATCGGTGACTGGCGCATCCAGCCAAAGCAGGAAGTCGAGAACTTTGCGGATATTACACAGGGTGCGAACCGCTTTCCTTTCGGTCAGCCTGTGTATGACCTGTATGGACGCGAGAATATCACGAATAAGATGAATAACGTGCCGCCTATTGAGCGTATGAATGTCGGTCCGGGTCTGGGCGTCGGCCCCGATGTGCCGGCGACCGGTGGGTTCCAGCAGTTTTTCCGCGTGCTCCCGAACAACATCAATGAGGAGCGTCTGACGACCCTCCCAGGCGCCGAGGGACCACCCAACCCCGTCGTGAAGAACGGTCTCACGACTATGGGTGAGATTACCCATGCCGCCAAGCCCATCAAGGCGTGGCACCGCGACCCCTCTCAGAACAGGGCACAGGGACAGGGTGGTGCCATCACGGGCAGCGAGGGGCGGCCGAACCAGATTAAGACGAAGCGGTTCACAAATCGTGATGAAACAGGCCTTCGGGAAGATGGCCTCCAGTTCGGCACGGCGCAGTACAACGTGTATCAGCCGTATGCAGGGGGTGATGGTTACACCAACAAGAGTATCCCCCGTCTGACGGACAACCGCTCCAAGCCAGACAGAGCAGGAAATGGACAAAGAATGAACGTCAGGGCGGATCCTATTGGTGCTATTGGAGCCATGACAAACCTCCGCCCAGAGACCACCGCATTCCCCGTGCCCCACATGAATGGAGGCCGTTTCCAGAACTATAGAACTCCAGAATTCGACAAGTTCAATGAGAAAAAGGGGACGAAGAATCCCTTGTCCAGCCCAGACACTTTGGATATTGCAATACGCCAGTTGGAGAAAAATGCTTTGGCCCAACCCCCGTTGTCCGTGGTCTAAGGCAGGTAAAAAAATGTAAGTAAGTATTAAATGAGCGGTGGCGTTGTCCAACTCGTTGCAACTGGTGATCAGGATACGTGGCTGACGGGGAAGCCCGAGGTTTCTTTCTATCGCTCGGCGTACAAGCGTTACACCCACTACGCCTCCTCTGTTGAGCGTCAGGTGATCCAGGGCACCCCTATTGCCGGTGGCATCTCCACCGTCCGGATAGAGAAGAAGGGTGACCTGCTGACCTACGTGTACCTGACGGCCCGCGACTCGAACGGCGCCGTTATCCCCCAATTCGACTGGTCCAAGGCTATCGATCGTATTGAGTTGATGATTGGTGGACAGGTTGTGGACATGCAGGATTTCGAGTACATGACGGACATCGAGCCCATCACCGGTGCCCAGAACTACTCCCAGCGGTACCTGAATAATATGACTGGATTTTCGACTGTGAGCACCAACCAGAAGACCACCTTCTTCCCTCTGAAGTTCTTCTTCTGCAAGGACTCCCAGGTGGCCATCCCTCTGGTTGCTCTGGCTATGCATGACGTGGAACTGCGCATCACCTGGTCCGCCAACCTGAACACCACCATCACCTTTGGCCCGACCACGAATCCCGTGCTTCCCTCTGTCCCTCAGGCGGCTATCAACGTCGCCTCGACGGTTGTGGTGACCGGTGTGAACGTTCTGGGCTCGAACGTGGCGAACGTCAACTACCTGGTCAACTCCGGTGCCCTGTTCCCGGGCCAGATCCTGTCGAACGTGTCAGTCCCTGACTCGAACTTGATCGGCACCATCCAGTCTGTGAACCCAGTGACCTCCAACTTGGTTTTCACCTTTTCTAACGTTGCCGCCGCCTCCTCGAACGTGGCCTTCCCGGCGAATCGCACTGTGAACGTGTACAGCCCCGTGATGACAGCGGCGGTCACAGCCATCTCCCCCAACCCCACTGGTGGCGCTAACGGCACCACTCAGTTGACCATTGCTTCCGTGTCTGGTTCGGGTGGCATCCAGATTGGCCAGTATGTGACTGGCCTGCCTCTGCAGGGCCCGGTTGTTGTGTCCAACGTGAACTCCGCCACCTCTATAACCGTTTCTTTCCCGACTCAGGCAATTGGTATGAGTTTCGCTTCGCTTCAGGTGGGTCTGCCAACTGGCGCCTACCCGGTCATCGGTTTCTTCCCGGGCACTGCAGTGTCCACCTCCACCTATGCTCAGCAGCAGTACGTCTGCTGGGCTAACTTCATATACCTGGACCAGGATGAGCGCAAGTTCTTCGCCGAGAAGCCGCAAGACCTGCTCATCACCCAGGTGCAGCGTGTGCCCATCGCCCCTACGGCTGTGCAGGAGTTGGCGCTGGCTCACCCGGTGAAGTTCATCGCCTTCCCGTCCACCAACTATTCCCAGTTGTATGCCAACGGCGCCAACTCGACGGTTGCCGCCAACTATATGCTCAAGAGCCAGATCAACGGCACGGATGTCGGAGAGTTCCGCCACCTGCCGGCATATGTGGACGCCGCCCAGTACTACAGCACTCCTTACGGCTACATCCACAACAACGCCTCTGCCAACGTTGCTATCATATCCTACTGCCTGGACACGAGCAAACTGCAGCCGACGGGCACCCTCAACTTCTCTCGCCTCGACACGTACCGCCTCGTGACCCCCGTCCAACTGACCAACGGTGTCCAGGGCCTCACAAACCCGCTGGTGAGCAACCCTTACCTGTATGCAGTCAACTACAACGTGCTCCGGATCCAGAATGGCATGGGCTCGCTGCTGTATGCTAACTAAACTCTTAACCAAAAATAAGAATGAGACTATGGGTTTGGGCATTCATACTTTGTATTGTATTTCTTATAACATATGATAAGCGTACGGGAAGACTCGATAATTTTTTTGCCCAGGAATTAGTAGAAGTCCCTGGAAATGGGCAGTTACACAAGAGAGAGGCACAAAGCGGTAGCGATACCGATGAGCCAAATTGAAGGAGTTCCCCACTTTTTAGTCGTTCATGACAGGCGCTACAAAGAGTGGACGTTTGTCACCGGCGGGTGTCGCCGACGCGAGGTCTATAACCCACTTAGATGTGCGGTTCGAGAACTCGAAGAAGAAACACGCGGAACGATCAACCTGAAGAGAGGCTCATACGCTTACTTCAAGTTTTCGACCGATACCCCTGAACCGAGGGATATAGAAGACGGTGTGTCTGTAAATAATACATACCATGTATATGTCTTTGATCTCCCTATGACTTCTACGGAGCATCGGCACATAGTCAAAAGGTTTGTAGAAGAAAAGGAAAAGATGGAAGGTAAAGTCGTTCCTTTTCGCAAAAACTACGATGAAAATGACGCATGTGAGTTTGATACACTTGATGATATAACAAAAAAGGATAACCTCTGGCCTATGATACGCCAACACGTAGTCAACAACCCTGAATTTATTCAGGCTATTCGTTCCAAACACAAGACACCGTTTAATTTGAAAATTTAAAGTACTTTGCTATTCTAGATGACGCCACCAAAGATTTGGTACGCCAAGAAACTCGCGAGCCTCAGGGACGACAACTCAGATCCTGAGGCTTTCGTAAAGACGATGACCATAAGCAGAATGTGCTACGAAATAGAGAAAATTGAGGACGAAATAGAGGCCAAGGCGGCGAAAGAGGCTGCAAAGGCCGTCCCGAAGAAAAAAAAGGAAAAGGAGCCCAAGAGTTTTTGGTCTTATCTCGTGGGAGATGATAGTGACTTAGAAGAATAAGACTCCATCTTGCTATGGAGAGGTGGTTTATACCTGATGGGACTCCGACCCATACCCTCATGGACGGGGGTAAACTCTTCGTTTCTGAAGATGAAAGGTCTGACTTTATTAAAGTCTATATATCTGAAATACGATCAGGGAGGAAATTGTATGTCGTAGAGCAAAAAACCGACCCTTTCTTTAATTTCTTCGTTGATCTCGATTACAAGGCTTCTGAAAAACTATCTGAAGACAACTTGGTTCTTATAGTTTCTTGGCTTCACTCGTCTATAGGGTCCCCCGGGAGGTGCTGTGTGGCCCGAGCGAGGCCCCGGCCTGAAAAAGGGCTCACCAAGTCTGGAATACACATAGTATGGCCGGATGTCCAAGTGACGAGACAGCAAGCCATGGCCCACCGAACAAACATGCTCATGTCCCTCCCGGAGAGCGCCGAGCCCGACAGTTTCTGGGACTCGCAAAACTGGGCATCCGTGCTTGACACATCTGTATACGGTGGCTCTGGACTTCGCATGATCTGGTCACACAAGAGGCCGGCCGGGGATCCCTACATCCCGTGGCGTATGCTCGTAGGAACAACCTGGACAGAACTCTCCAAGGAACCAACAGAAGAAACACTAGAACTGTTTTCTGTAAGATGTCAGGGCGGTAAGGTCCCCCTCGAGGAGCCCGCTGATGCGCCGAGCGCCGAGCCAATAGAAGAGTTTATACGGAGGTACCTCCCGGGTCAAAAGGACGCCTCAGTGAAAAAGATACAGCGCATGTCCGAAGGAAACTCATGGTATGTCCAGACGGATTCCAAGTATTGCTCGAAGATCAGGGCCGAGCACAGGTCGAACCACGTGTGGTTTTTGATACACGGAGGCCGAATCCATCAGAGGTGCTTCAATGAAGAGTGCAAGGACTTCGCTGGACCAGAGCACATTCTTCCTCCGAGTATATTAGATGGCATTACTGTTGTGGGTACTCCTCCTCGTTGTGGCATTTTGGATCTTTTTCCCGAGGGGCGCGGGTGCAAAATTCCGGAGTTACGTGAGAGAAGTCCATCCATATTCGGGTCTAGATCCGAAGAGTTGGGAACGCTTTCTATCTAATATGGACATATTCGAGAGAAACGCAGAAACAGTACCGGACCTCGCTGCCCCTGCACTCTACGCCGCCCTCGAGAACATCAGGGATCTCGGCCTTGGCCTCCGCAGGGCGGATGACGGCCAGTATCAGGACGACCTTGATGACATTGCAGGCAGACTCGCCTATGAAGGTGAATTTATAATAAATGAAACTGCTTTGAAGAAGGGAGTTTATTTCTTCCCAAAGTACTTAAACGAGACGCTCCAGGACTATCCAGAGGATGGAGCCGAAAGAGCCTTCATCCCAGCCCTCATCCGCTCCCACGGACAGTGAAGTCCCTGCAGTTCGCACCCGTAGTGGGCGCGTGTCCAAGCCCCCTGTGCGCTACGAGCCAGTCGAGGTCGTCGAGGACGATTATGCCCCCGAGGACTACGACTCCCAAGAGTCTTCAGATATCGACTCGAGTGTCGAATATGATGAATCTGAAATTGATGATGATGATGATGCAGATGATGATGGAAATTTGGATGGTTTTGTTGTAGCAGATAAAAGCGAGAGTGACTCAGATGATAACGATGGACCGTCCACCCCCCTTCCTGTCAAAAAGCGACCCGTCAAACCTGCAAGAAAGTGAGGAGTGGCAGGATCCTCCTCCGTATCAACGGTCTCAACTCATTGAGCATCCCAAACCATCATTCGTTGATGGTCTGAAAGATAACCCCATGGCCCTTGTTCTGATTGGTATTATCATAGGTGCAATTCTTGTGAATATGAGACCCCTTGTGATCAAGCAGTAACCATGTAAAGGGGAGCATTTCCAGAACTTGACTCATTTCCGATAAATTCACCTACAGGACCAGTTCTTCCTGTACTCACATTTTCTTGCAAAAAACCAACCCAAGGGTTCTCACGAATCTGAGAACTGGGTTCCATGTCACGGAATACCTCATACTGGCTGTCAAAAGCCTGTACAGGTTGAGATATTCTTGCAGGGGCGGCGGGCACATTCGTTATGGCGGTCCACACGAGGAACGCCACGATGAACAGGCCAATTATTGTGAATATCATTCTATTATATATTTGGTTTTTTTTACTGTGCTGGCTCCGGATCCTCGGGGAGGTCGGCCGGGGCGGGGACACCCGAGGTCTGGCGGCGGCGCTCAATCTCCTCCTGCACCTTCGCATCAGCCATCTTCACCAGTTCCTCCATGGGAGTGTCCGGATGCTCCTTAACGAGGTCATTCAGCAGATCGGCGGGGTGGGGCATGGGGGGAACATCGGGCTTGGTGTAGAACTTGCTGTTCTCATCGGCGGGGGTGATGTAAGGAAATTCACCAGGGATGGGAGTTGCCGTGGCATCTCTCTTGCGCTGCTCAAAGTGGGCAGCAGCAGCGGCCTGATTCTCCCGATACTTGGACATAATCTCCTCGAGTTTCTGATTCTGGTAGTGAACCTCATTAATCTCCTCGCGCTTCGGAGGGATCAAAAGCCACTTGTACATGTCTACAACGTAGATGTCCACAAGGGCGTCCTCCTTCTGAAGGCGGGCCGCGTGATTCTTGGCCTCCTCGTTGGTGGCAAAGCACCCACGGATCTTCAAGCCGAGTTGCTCATTCTTCTGGGGGAGATCGGGGCCCACAAAGGAAACACACGCGAACAGTTGGCCAGGGACGGTCAGATAGTCTTGCGTCAAGGAACCCATTTAGTATACTCACGTTCGGAAACTTTAACTGTTTAAAGACTGGCGTCCTTGGAAACATATAAATGGATGCACTACGCAAACTTCATAATCAGGTAAAGAAAGATTTCATCAGAGAATGGTGCCGGCCGGGACAGAAGGTCCTTGACTGCGGGTGTGGGCGAGGGGGAGACCTCCACAAGTGGAATGGTCAGAGGGTCCATCTGTACATGATAGACCCCGACCCCGCCTCTATGCGGGAAGCAGAGTTGCGAGCGCTTGAGGCTGGGTACGGAGTGTGGTTCCTCCCACCCGGGGACATACGCTCAGCCATCACCCTCGGGGACACATGGGACATTGTGTGTTACAATTTTTCAATCCATTACATTTTCGAATCACCAATTTTAATTCAAAATTCATGCGAAGCAATTGGGAAGGCTGTCCGACCAGGTGGGTACCTCATAGGTATCACCCCTGACAAGGCCCTCATTGAATCCGTTCTTAATTTTAATTCAAAATTAGTAGACTCAATTGGAAATGAAATTGAGAAGGTAAGTCCGGAGAGACTGAAGGTCAGACTGACCGATGGCCCCTTCTATGCCGGTGAGGCACGGGAGGAACCCATACTCGACCGGGACCAACTCATTAATTCTCTCCTCATTTTTGGATTCGAATTGATACACTGGGGGCCCATGCTTCCCAAGCCCAACGGGATGATATCAGACATCTACTCAAAATTTGTCTTCCGTAAGATTAGATGATAGCCCTCTTGGTCTTCCTGTACCTCGTGTTGGCTCTACTTGTTTACAGAACTTCAGAAGATCCCTTTTTGACGGAACTCAAAAGTCGGTATCAGATGATCCGGGTGTCTCTCCCGTCGGACCCCCGGTGGGAACTTATAAAGAAGACTAATTCTATTATAACCGGTACATATACAAAGTATGATGGGGTCATAGGTTCGAACGTGAACAAGGGGTACGAAATTTACATATGTATGTCCGGACAAGATGTAAATAGCGCAATGTATATACTTATTCACGAGTTGGCACATATGACTGTTGCAGAATATGACCACTCTGAAAAGTTCTGGAAGAACTTTGGGGACCTGAAGAAGATATGTATTGACATGGGTCTTTACCAAAAAGGAGGCGCGAGACAGTATTGTGGTGAGACTATTACTGATTAGCCAGGAACTGGCGGCCAAAGTAGAATACGATGGCTGCCACGAGGGCCGTCAGGATCATACCTGACAGGCTGAGTTCACCGGAATCAGCGAGGGCCTTGGGCACCATGGAGGTGAGCCGAGACTGGACGGGCTTGGAGAAGGCGATGATGGCCGCCACCCCAGCGAGTGCCGCCTGATACTGCTCATCAGTCAGATTGAAGGGGTTCTTGTTGGAGCCCTGCTTCGTTTGGCGCGAGGTCTTTTTATTTCCAGCGACGGGCATGGCTGGACCCATCATCTCATCTTGCATCATCTGGCCAGGTCCGGCCATAACCTCCTCGATGGGTGTCGAGAAGTCAGCCATTTGAGATTCACCAACTTTATTTTCTGGCTCGGGCTCCACATCACGCAAGAGCCCTGTAGGGGGGCCTTTTTTCTTCTGGTCATCATTTGGTTCTGGTATAGATTGCATAAAATCGAGACCTGCATTCGGGTCGTAGGTCTGCATTATTCTAGAATGACAAAAATCAAAGTACGGGAAGACGCATTACTTTTGTTTCTTCACTATTATTGAACCCCGGGCTGGTTTTACCTGTTGGTTCAGTGGGTTGGTCACGTGTTTGGGGTTGTAATGGGACTGGTGATACTGCCAGAAGGCGGGGCTGCCCACTCTGAAGTTCCTGCGTATAGGGGCTTTGTACCAGAAGACACAGTCTTGGATCTTGTTCGAGGTGGATGTGTTATTCAAGACGAGACATTCGTAGTTTTCTGTACAGGCATCCATAACAGCGTTGAAAGCCGCCTGGCTGGGGAACATCCCAAAGAAAGCCTTGTAGAGGTTCTCTCTGTTCTGTTTCACATTGTCACGAAGGACAAATACATAGTCTGTATTTGAACGGATCATAGGCGTCATATCCATGACGTACTGTGTTGTCATCATAAAGAATATTTTGAAGTGCCGGCCATTCATGAATAGTTCGCGGATGCATTCATCTCTCATGAATGATCGTTCATACATACAGTCATCCATAAGGAGGAACACAGGGGGCGTCCTGTCTTTGCCGAGTCTGGCCACGAGGGACTTTTGGCGGGCCACGAGGTTTTCTATGGCTTCCCTGTCATACTTTGAATAGACGAAGAGATCTGGGATGAACTGGCGGAAATGCCCGTTCCCCTCCTCTGTGCCAGACATGGCTATACCTGCTGGGAGGTGGCGCTTGTGCCACAGAATATCAGTGACGAGTGTCGACTTTCCGGTTCCACGCTTTCCTATGAAAACGCAAGTTTTATCATCGGCCATCTTTGATGGGTCGAACCTCTTCAACTGCAGAGTCATTGCTGACCTGGCCTGAAGTATACCCACGTTTTTTGAGACGTAATATTGCGCAGAATAAACTCTAAGAGATTAATAGAATGTCAGCCGGAGCGATCCAGTTGGCTGCCATAGGCCAACAGGATGCCTATCTCACAGGTTCGCCTTCTGTAACCTATTTTTCAGGGGTTTATTCCCGTCATACACCATTCGTGCTCGAAGCCTATGACATCCCTTTTCTCGGGAATCAACTTTTGTTCGGTACTCAACAAACATGTAAAATTCCGTTCAAAGGAGATATTATACGAGGTCTTACTTTAAAGGCCCAGATGCCTTTTTTGAACAATCCAGGTAATGCGTGGGCTTATCCGACTGTAGCCTCTAGCACCTTTTTCCCCCATTTGATTCACTGGGAGGGGTCCTTGACGGCTCCTACAAAGACGTATCACAAGTCGGACTACTTCGGTATAAGTTACTACTCTACTGTTTCTGCGAGTACCAGCGTCTGGCTGACGGCAGGGCAGTACTATAACTCATCTTCAAACCAATTGGCGTCTATAGTTATAAACCCAAGTTACAATTTCCAGTTTTCGAATTGTGTGGCTATAGAGGTTGACCCAACTATTGGTATTTTCTGGGGCCTCGACCCCAAAAACTTCAGTACTGTCACTGCTTCTGGAAACCTTGTATACTACGTAAACGGAACGAGGACTTCTGATTTCTCTTTGGAACAGGCTGGTTGGGGCCGAGGTACGGGAGTGCCCACAGTGAATAACAGAGGAGGTTTCTTTTCAAATGTAACTACTGCAATCAATTTATCAGGTGCCGTAGCATACCCTGCAGGGTCGAGTACCTATTTCATGAACGTCTCTTCGCAGAACTTTACAAACTACGGAATTTCACAGTATGCACAGAATACCGGAACTGGCTGCATGAAGATTACGCAGGCGGGCCTGTATTCTATTCGGGGCTCTATGATTTCAGATGGAAGTATTTACTCCGCGGGAATAGGGTTCAATACAGTGGATGGCCATCCTGCTGTAGCGAATTATCTTGCGAAGCAGATTTACACAACTTCCCCGAACCCCACGACCCCTTTTATTCTCCCGATAAATATTTCAACTGTACCTGCATACCTGTACACTGACGTCTCGTTTGGAACCACTGCTACACAGGTCTCCAAGGGGGCATACGTTTCGATAGGCCCCCTCAATTCGGCATTCATGCTCGGGTCGACCGTTGCACTGACCTCAAATATATCCCAGATTCCACTGTCTAAATTCAGTCTTATAAATTCAGACTTGATCCCCCTTATAAACCTATATTCTGCTAAAGATACCTTTAGTATCAGTCAGGCCGGGGTTTATTCTATATCGTGCTCATTTACCGCCTTGAATAACTATGTCATGGGGTTTGCTATTGGTGTCGCAAACTCAGATGGTTCGAGACCAAGTACAAATTCTAACGGGTACATATATTCATATAACACGATACAGGGTCGAAACCCTACGTTCGATTATGTTCTGCCTCTTGTGGTCAACGCAACAGATGTACTGTCACCCCCGACGTGGTACTATATGGATGTTTTTTTGTCGAATGTCGCCGGTGACTCCCTACTAGGGTCCAATGCATGCCATATATCTTTTATGCAGAATGCATCTGTAACGAGCCCCAACTTGTCAAGTCAGTTTCCACAAAACGGTATGTTATTGACACCGCAAGCCGGTGCATCTATAAAACCCGGTGGAACCTTTAATTTTGCAGGAGAATTCAATCAAAATGGAACCATCTCCAACTATGTTGCACCCGATGCAACTGGTCTTGAATTTTCAAATACGGTCATGTATGTCATTACGGCCGTTGTGTGTACAGATCAGCCTATAAGTTCCATAAGTTTCGGAGATTATATCCACAGTATAGAGTTGGGTCTTCTGCCCCCGTACACTTTCTCTCTACCGTACATAGTGACTCAAAAGAATACGACAATTCCAGTGAAGGTTGTGGCCCCGAGTGGTACTACTCTATATTCAAACACATATTTCTCGGTCTTTCCTTATGCTTCCAACGTGTCTGATGTTTACAATTATGTGGATTCAGTGGGTACATATATGATAGATACTGCGGAATTGAGAATAGGTGGACAACTTGTCCAGTCTATTTCAGGCGAGGGTATAGAGATTTACAACGATCTGTATGTTACGTACGAGAATCAACCGGGGCTCAAGTTACTCACAGGGAAACTTGATACATCAAACGTTTATGACCCGGGAAGGACGTATTACATTAACCTCCCCTTTTATTTTTACGGTCATTCGGAACTTAGTATACCCTTGTGCGCCCTTGATCGTCAGGATGTAGAAGTGGCTATTAATTTTAGACCATTCAAACAACTTACAAACGTGTCGAACCTCAATGCCGTGTCTCAGATACTCAATGCGACTATTATTGTAGAGTACGGGTATCTTTCCGATACGGAGGTTTCTTGGATGAAGAGGAACCGTCTTGACTACCTTATTATTCAAAATCAGGTTCAAAATTATACTTTACCAGCAGGGTTTTCAACAGGCATCTTTGACCTCCCTTTTTTGAATCCAGTCCGAGAATTGTTCTTTGTTATCCAACTTGATGGCTCTGGAGTCTATGACTTTACTCGCAATGGGCTCCAGTCCATGGCTCTTACGTTCAACGGTCAGGAGTTCTTCGGACGTCAGGAGTCGGATGCCTTGTACCTAGGAACTATCCAACCCTATAACCACTACACCCACTTCCCTGATAGAATTTTTTACATGTATTCTTTTGCAAATAACCCATCTGACCCTCGCCCCACAGGCCAGATCAATTTCAGTCGAATCAAACAAAAACTGCTCGAAGTGAACGTCACACCAGATTTCGTAAAAGCGAAACAGTTGCGAGTGTACGCCCTCAGTTACAATGTTCTACGTATTGAAAACGGTCTCGCTGGTTTGCTCTTCAATTTCTTCTAGTCAAATGATAGATGGCCGGGAGAGCCAGTTTGACCTTTTTGGGTCAAGAGGATATCTTTTTGTCAGGGAATCCCCAAGTGACTTATTTCAATGAGAGGTATACAGGAAAGATCCCCTTTGCTTCCAGACTCGACAGGGCCCTCTTTGATACCCAGGTTCGCTTTGGTCAGGAATCAAAAGTCCAGTTACAGAATCGCGGGGACCTAATTTCTCAAATTTATTTGAAGGTCAATTTTCCTCCAATTTCCACGGGCGTATGTGATTCCGTTGCGGCATATATGATAAAATACGTCGATTTGACTATAGATGGTGTCCTTTTAGAGAGACTGTACGGGGAGTACATTGAAATGAAAAATGACTTGACTATATCTCAAAGTAAACAGGCGTCCCTGACGGGCCTTGAGGGTAAAATTTACCCTCAACTCGTAGGAGCGGCCGCACCGACATACACCCTACCCCTTCCATTTTCGTGTATGGAAAAAGGACTTGATATTAGGAATTCAAAGGCTGCAATTAAACTGGTTCTCAGACCATCAACAGACTTTACATACCCTCAGGTGAACTGGACTTTGCCTATTGACCTATATATCCTTGTTGAATATGTCTATTTTACAGAACCTATTAAGAGAGGCATCCAGTTTTTCGAGCAAGTCCAAAAGGTTGAGTTTTTCGCCCCGGCCGGTGCGAACAGTCTCCGTTGTACACTTGGGTTCATGAACCCTGTAAAGGAACTCTTTGTAGTTGTTCAGAATACGAATGCTTTCGGTTTCGACTATACGACAGATGGCACCCAGACCGCATACGGGAAGACTGAGCAGTTAAACTACCTTGTGCTCAAGTTCAACGGCGTCGAGAGAATCCCTAAAGAGATTGGGACGGCCCTCTATCTCCGCGTCATTCAGGCGTTCGAGAATCATACACGGGTCCCTGACAGGAAATTCTACATATACTCTTTTAGCCTTGACCCCCAGGGATCCGTTCCAGCAGGTCAAGTGAATATGTCACGAATTTTGAATCAAATTCTTGAACTGAGTCTCAACCCGAGTTCCTCTGCCAGGAATATCAGGGTATACGCAGTGAGTTACAACTTTATAGACAATAACAAGGTCCTTTTTACAAACATAGAAGAGTCTGGTGAGTTAAAGCAGGGCCTCATACAGTAAGTAATGGAAGAGGCTGCTATGGAGATCTTCAAGCCGGTTATGGAGTCCTCGGTTATCCTTGGTTCCCACTATGCAAAGGGCTGTGGGAGGGATGTGGTGCTTGCCGAGGATATCAGGATGGGTCTCATGTACGCGGCTCGTAATGTGGTGGGGAAACAGGTTGGTTCACTTTTTCCGGAAATTTATGAGGAAGGTGAGTCCGACTCCGATGAGTCTTGGGAGACTGTAAGTGAGACTGAGTATGTCTGGACGCGATACGAAGGAACAGATAACGATATGTGCATAAAGATGAATGAATGTGCCGATACATGGGCGGAGTGGGAGCCAGAGACCCCAGCAGAGCGTGCGTTGAAAAACGCAGTCGATAAACAACTTGAGAATAGTAGATGACGGATGCCCGTCCATTTGGATCTGTTCAATATACACTATTTGTATGTGAAGATTCCACTTTATTCGATGAACTAGAAGACTCGGATAAAGTGAAACCTATGGAAACATCAAACGTGAAAACTACAGAAATTATTCAGGAAGAAAATTTCATTGATACAGGACCTTATGCCCAAGTTTTTTTTCCAGACGAATAGTAAAGATGGCGGCCGTTGTTAGCAGTGTTGCCCTCCAACTCGAGTCTCAGTCCTTGAACGCCATTGTGGCGGGTTTCTCGTTCGCGTCCGCCATCGCGTGGATGGATGCCGTCCGCTTCCTGATTGCCCAGATCGTCCAGGTGAGCAAGAACGGCGCCCAGTACTACCTGCTGAGCGCCCTGTTCACGACCCTGCTGTCCATCTTCGTGTACATGCTGGTCAAGGCCGTGGCGACCAACGTCTCCATCAAGGAGCCCAGTGCGCCTATGTACGCCGTTACGCGGGCGTAAGTGGTGGGTTCGGCTTTATGAAAGTCTTATATGTGAAGTAACCTATAATAAAAAGTACTATAAACATCCAAAAAGACCACTTGCCAATGATGGGCCTTTTAGGCTCATCTTGAGAAGTGTTCAACAGGGGCATGGCCTCTATAGCCCTCTTCAGTTCCATGAGGTCTGTCGGTGGGGGTGGGGGAAGGGCCTCAACAGGACGTGGGTTGCGCGTGTGGAACCTCAGAAGGAACGAGTTGGTCTCGTGACCCTGGTAATTCACAAGGTTACCCGACTCATTCGTCCACCTGACTGTGACTCGACTCACCTTGTCTATGGGCTGAGGGAACTCTATGGAGACGCGGTAGTCCCCGTTTTCATTGAAGTGTTTGATACATCCAGAACTTACAGTCATGGGAATTATGGCAAACGAATTGCGTGCACTCGACCCTTGATAGGTCCCGGACCCATCCTTGGCGAGGGGAAGCGCTTGGAGAGAGGTGGGGGTCCTGAACTCCTCAATGTCCAAAAAGACGAATTCGTTAATAGAAAAGTCTACCACATTTACTGACTTGATGAAAAACCCGTCATAGATGTTATGCACATAGGTCTGATCCAAGAAGGTGCCAGTAGAGTGATATGTACCCACGGGCAATCCAATACAATTAGAGAGTTCGACACTATTAACCGTTATAGTGAATGGAATAAGGGAATAAAAGTAAAACTTTCCTTCACCGGGGACCCATGCGACATTTGACTGTTGGTCATCCAAGACGCGTGTATTCATCTCGTGTTGGAGACTGGATGCCGAGTAGAACCCTGGGTTGAGGTTAAAATTCTTCTGTTCATATCCCGAAGAATGATATGACATGACGTTCGACCCGTTGAGGATATTATAAAACGAATTTGGAATATGGGCACTTACAAGGTCTACCCTGCTTACATTCTTCACCGGGTCCGTCAGGTGAAGGACGTATGCATTTCCTGAGGGGTACAGGGTCTGGTCCCGCAATTTTGAATCTACGTAGACGAGTTTCGTCATCTATACATTACTTGGAAATGTTTCTTAACGGAAAGGCGGACCGGCAATCCACGCCACAAGGACACATCGCCGCCCCTTTGTCACCTCACATGCTCGGTGTCTAAGATAGGACGGAAACAGTGTTGCCGATCCTATATTTCTTGATGCAACATTCATAGGACCTATAGAGTTTATTTCGAGATCTCCTCCTTCATATTCAGAAGGGTCACTGAGTTGAATAGACATGCTTATTTTTCTCATATTTGAAAAAGAATCGTGTCCGACATCCATATGCCAATCGTAACATCCAGTGTAATCCTCGGAATATTCCGTGTACTGTATAGGCTCTAGAATACCTTCTACTGCTATATTAAAAAATTTAGAGTTTACATCAGTTGCCAGATCTCTTATTTTCGTATATATCCACGAGTACTTTTCCTCTTTTGGTATCCAATATACTTTACTTCTCCTGAATTTTTCACCATATTTGTTTTTCCCTATCAGTGCAAAATCTACATTTTTCGTGAACTCAGTTACTATTTTTTGACATTCTTCTGGAGTGAAAACTCCTTGTTTTTTGTAGACATCAACTATGTGTGGACTTTCTTGTAAGATCCTTAATTCCATTACATAGAATTGTTATCCTCTCTTAATATGAGTTTCCATGCAACAGTAACTCTCATTTCTGGAACAAATCTTTTAGGACTGAGACCTCGGTGAAATAAGTGAGCATCAAAGTAGAGTGCAGAGTTTGTAACAGGGGGATATGAAACAATACGGTCTCCATCCTGGAACTGAGTTTCCCCTCCCCAGTCATCTATTTCATTGTCAGAAATTGGGTTTAGGTACACGAGGAATGTGAACTGTTTACGATTATTTGTACAATCTTGGTGAAAATATCCATCTTGGCCAAATGTTTGACCGTTGGCATAGACGCGCTCTAGATCGAACTTGGCCCCCACAAGTGCCTCTATCTTATTCTTGAGATGGACAGCAAAGAGGTGGTGATTCCCGAGATCAAGGTGCCAAAATTTAACCTTTTCATCATGTTTCTGTCCCGAACGCCCTGCCCACGCCCATTCTCTCGAGTTGAATATGAGATTTTTAGCATCATTAAACTCCCGGACATCCATAAAGTTCATGAATTTGTCTATAGGAAGACGTCTTTCCGGGCCCTGAAAGTTAATAAATTGAGTAATTGCATATCTCCCAGAACCCTTTGTAACTGGGGTGACAGTGTGACGCGTTTTTGATGGAAATATGAGAAGAGAGTTATTTTCAACTTTGGCTTTTACCCCCTCCAGAAGGATGTCCCCTCCTTCGAAGGGCTTAGGTTCCTTCCAAGTGTAATAAATAGCAGTAAAGAATGACTTGTCTTCATGTGCTTTATAAAAGTCACCCTCGGAATAGTGACTTACGAGGGTGGATGAATCTCGAGTATCGCGAAGATATTTGAACAGCCACGAATGTTTACACAATTCATGTATAACTTCCGGGCTAAATATTTTAGAATTAAGTTTAACAATTGGGTGCTGTTGGTTTTCTATAAAAACACCTTTGTTGGACTTTCTAGGAATATTGTCAACGCCCCGTGCCGTTCCCGTTTCTTCCGGGGGCTTGAACATTGGCTTCAGTTTATCGAGTTCCTTGTGAATCATTTCAACGTCATCCGCTTGGTAATAGTTTTTAATTATACAATGAGGAACTGGATTTTCATAGAAATCATAAACTTCCATTTAAGGTAAAGGTTCCCTTTTTCTTAAATGGAGTCGACGCGCCCACCTATGTATTTTCTTAAAGAAAGTGACAAGATGCTCGAACCGGCTATTCATCTCACTTTTATTAGTGATGATGACTTGAAGGAACTGGGACGGAACGTTCCTAGAACACCTGAAAACATTTGGATATATGAAAAACTCACTCGCGAGTGCCTGAAGATGAATGAGGTATTTTGGGACTTTGAGATTTCGGGTTTCGGGCAGGACATTGTTGAGTGTGAGCAGGAGCAAACGATAGAACCTTTGAAACTCGTGCTTGGAGCCACACCTGAAAATAGTATTATTAAACTTGTTGTTATTATCTCGTTAAATAACTTTGAAATTGAGATTTGTAACAAGAAATATCAGGTTGGGAGGGGTGCACTTATAGTGTTTCCTTCTTATCTTTTGTGGAGGTTCACTCAGGATTCAGAGGCCAAGTACCTATTTACTATCCTTGTTGGTCATCACTTCCGTTAGTTGTGTGTACCGGCCACAGTCCACTGGATTCCAGTGCCTTGGACGGATGCACCCGCACCACCACCACCACCGGCGTTATAATGATTATTCCCAGAATATTGAGTATTCCATGCACCCTGTGTAGGACCTGCTTGATATATACTGCCACCTTGCCCGGCTGTACCGGCTTGTCCGGAACCCCCTCCTGCTCCTGCGTTTCCTTGAGGGAGGCCACCTCCCCCGCCACCTCCTGCTGTGGTGCTTCCTGCTTGACCTCCGGGTCCAGGATTTTGCGCCATTCCTGGCCCTCCGGGCCCACCGCCACCTCCAGCCCCACCTTGAGCAGCGCCACCACCGCCACCGGCCCCCGAAAACCCAAAACTTCCCTGCTGACTAAAAGCAGGCTGAATCTGAGGACCTACATAAGTCTGATATGTAAATGAGGGTCTCTGTGTCTGGTTAGGAACATAGGTTTGATATGTAAAAGCGGGCTGAATTTGAGGTCCTACATATGTATAATTGGAGTTGATGTATCCCTGTGGCCCCACATAGGCAAAACCAGTTACATAAAAACCTGTTATGTAATAGTAAGCACAGTATTGCTGGAGAGTGAATACAGTATCTACAAAATAGCCTGGGTGGAAGCCAGTACTGGTAAAATGATTATCAAAATCTCCTTGCTGAGTGTCGTGGTGCTGCACATCCGTGAAAGGATCTACGAAATATCCAAATTGTGTGGTTCCATTAAAAGCACATCCATAGAATGCTGCATAATTAGCATATGTAAATCCAGGATTTTGGGTGACAAAGGTGAACCCGGAAAGATATGTAAACCCTGGCCTCTGCGTTTGATTAGGAACATATGTAGAATATGTAAAAGCAGGTTGGATCTGTGGTCCTACATATGTAGAATATGTAAACGATGCCCTCGTTGTCTGATTTGGAATCTGCGTCTCCTGATGGACATAAAATGTCCCACCACCGCCACCGCCACCGCCACCACCTTGAAAAGATCCGTAATTATATATCTGAATTACAGAGGCACCTGCAACCTGAAGAGCAGTGGCACCCGTTCCACCTGCACCACCACCTGTATTTGCTTGAGGGTTGGAACCCGCACCACCTGCACCACCACCACCCCTTATCGCCTGGTCGTTCCGGAGGTACACAGTGGACCCCTGAGCCGCCTGAATGGACATGGCCACCTGTCCAGAACCACCATAGGCCGCTCCTTTGACCCACACCATGGCCGTGGCTCCACCTATACCCGTCTGGAAGTTTCCTTGATTCGTTCCGGTAATAGTGTAAAAACTCTTATTACGCAAAGCATACAATTGCTTTGTTTGGCCCGAACTATTCTGATCCAGGGGATCAAAATAGTTATTTGTTCCGGATCTAAGATTATTCAATTGGCGACCTCCTGCTTGGGCCCCGAGGGACTGACCTAGGGTCCCCAACTGAATACTCGTCGACCCGACTTGGGCAAGGCTGTTATTCGTTGCCATCTACTATAATATTTGGATTTTTATGGACGTTTAGGCCACGCTGGTCCCAAAAGAAGAGGCCAATAATCTGGCAACTTTGCAATATCTATTTTTGGGGGCAGGTCTCTCAGTTGTTGTCTATATGTAACATAAGCGGCTTTTTGGGCATCCGTAAGAATGGGGGCGTCTGGTATAGTACCATTCGGCATCTGAGTCCAATCAGTGGCGGCAAGGGCATTATTTCTAGTCTGAATTATTTGCATAACAATATCTGTTGTATTAAGTCGAGGAGGACGCATTTGAGCGCCCGTCATAGTGCTCATTACCTTTCTTCAATATTTTTACTTCCTCTCTAAGTTCCTTTATGGCTTCTATCAAAAGAGCAACGATGTTTCCATAAGCGACGGATAAAGTCCCATCTTCGGTCGTCTGGACAACCTCCGGCAGGACCTCCTGGATCTCCTGGGCGATCACACCCGCCTTGCGTCTTTTGTCTTCCAGATCCGTACGGACAAAAGTGTACCCGTTGATCTTGCTCACCTTGTCTAGGGCCCCCGTTATC